ATGGCGTCGGACGGGCTCATGAGCCAAGTCGAGTATGCCGATCACCGCGGCGTCTCGAAGCAGGCGATCGGGAAAATGATCAAGTCGGGCAAGATCCCGACCACGGTCCGCAACGGCCGCAAGATGATCGACCCGGCCGCGGCCGATTTCGCGCTTGGCGAGAACCGCTCGCGGGTCAATTCCGAGGATGAGGATCCGCGAGATGCGTTCGGAGCCGGGTTCGCTCCGGGGATGGGACCGAGCGCTGGCGGCGGCGGAAGTCTGGGGGCATCAAGCGCCTCATCTGGGCTGACCAAGGCGCGCACCGCCAGCGAGGTCTACCGGGCGAAGATCTCGGAGCTGGAATATCTCGAGCGCGTCGGGCGGTTGATTCCGGTCGATGACGCGCGACGGGCAATGGAGCACTGCGCCGAGATGCTGGTGCGGGGGCTCGATCAGTTGCCGACCCATGCCGACGATCTTGCGACGGCATTCTCCAGAAACGGCGTCGCCGGGCTTCGTGAGGCGCTGAAGGGTGTCTCCCGCGACCTGCGGCAGACCCTGTCCGACAACATGCGGCTGACTGCCGCCGACGATGAAGGGGGCGAATGATGGCCACGCATCCGCGCGCTCTCGCTCTGTTCGCCGGGATCTTTGCGGGAATGCTGGCGCCTGTGGCGCCGATGACGCCATCGGCCTGGGCGAAGGAGCACCTGGTGGTGCCGGATGGGCCTCGCGCGGGCTCGCGATGGGATTTGTCCCTGACGCCCTACGTGCCCGAAATCATCGACGCGCTCGGCCCGGATTCGCCGCACAACATGGTGGCGGTCCGCAAGTCGGTTCAGACAGGCATCTCGGTCGCCGGTATCGCCCTGGTCGGTTCATACATCGACCGGGCGCCCTGCCGCATCGGCTATGCGGTGCCGCGCGCCGACGATCTTCTGGAGTTCAACCGGGAGAAGCTCGGGCCCGCGATCGAGCAGACGGCTCCGCTGAAGGCCAAGGTCCGGTCGCAGATCGGGCGCTCGGGGCAGGGGTCAACGCAGTCGTCAAAGCGCTTCCAGGGCGGTTCGCTGGCGCTGTTGAACGCCGGCGCCGCCGCTGACCTCCGGTCAAAAACCCTGAAGGTCGGCGTCGCCGACGAAGTCGATGAGTGGGAGTTCGACCTCGACGGCCAGGGCGACGCCCTTGATCTCTACCTCGGCCGCTTCACCGCCTTCCATGCGACCGGCGACTGGCGGCTGCTGGCGCTGTCGACACCAACGCTCGCCAAGACGTCTCGGATCAACGATTTATTCGAGAAGGGCGACCAGCGCTTCTGGCACATCGCTTGCCCGGGTTGTTCGACCGAGATCGTGCTTTCGTATGATCACCTTAAGCACGATGTCAGCCCGCCCTACCGGGCCTATTATGCTGCGCCGTGCTGCGGGCGCCCGATCGAGCACCATGAGAAGGCGACGTTGGTGCGCGCTGGGCGGTTCATCGCCACCAATCCCGACGGGCTTTATCCATCGTTCCACGTCGATGCGCTGATCTCGCAGCTGACAACCTGGGACATGATCGCGTCCAAGGCCGTTGCAGCCCAGGGCGACGAGCGCAAGGAAAAGACGTTCTACAATCTGTGGCTCGGCCTGCCCTACGAGATGCGCGGCAACGCGCCCGAATGGGAGCGCCTGATGGAGCGGCGCGAGGCAGGTTTGAAGCGCGGCGTTGTGCCGGGCGAGGGCCTGATCTTCGTCGCCGGCGCCGACGTCCAGCACAACGGCATCGTCGTCGAGGCCGTGGCGTTCTCCGAGGACCGCCAGAGCTGGTCGATCGACGCCGACTTCCTCGACGGCCCGACGGACGATCCGAAGGCCGGCGCCTGGCTGAAGCTGTCGGAATTCCACGCCCGGACCTTCCGCGACGTGTTCGACCAGGACCGCCGGCTTGAGGCGATGGCGGTCGACGCCGGCGACGGCGGCCGCACGACCCAGGTGCTCGAGTGGTGCCGCCAGCACGCCGGCGCCTACGCCATTCGTGGCGTGCATGGCCGCGGCGTGCCGGCGATCGGTCTGCCGGCCAAGAAGTCGGTCACCCGCGGCGGCAAGCGCCAGCGCTACGGCTCGGCGATGGCCTGGCCTGTCGGCACATGGGGTCTCAAGTCGGAGCTGTACGCAAACCTTTACAAGACCGGCGTTGCTGCCGGGGCGGTGAAGGATCCTCCCGGCTATTGCCACTTTGGCGCCTGGCAGGACGCGGAGTTCTTCAAGCAGCTGACCGCCGAATATTTCGAGCAGGAGATCAAGCGCGGCCGCATGGTCGAGGAATGGAAGCGAGCCCGGCGCGAGAACCATTTCCTGGATTCGCGGATCTACGCCATGGCCATGGCCGAGCATCTCGGCCTGTCGCGTTTGACGCCGGATGGCTGGGCGCGGCTTCGTGCCCGCGTTCTTCCTGAGGCGGGCATCGACCTGTTCTCGCCGGAAGCCATGCGGATCGCCGGGGCTGCGGCGGATGCCGGACCGGCCTCCGAAGGCTCGGAGGCTGCAGCGCCCAAGAAGACTGATGAAATCGCCGAGAGTCGGCGCAAATGGGCAGCGCGCCGATGAAGCCGGTCGTAAGAGTGAAAGCAGGCGGTATGGCGTTCCCGGGCGCAGCGCCTGCGCAGCGGTCGCAACCGCAGATGCGCTACCTGCGTGATGTCGGGTCGGGGATTTTGGGCGCGCGGCGGGTGTCGCTTCCCGATAGCCGTGAAAGTATCCGATGGGCATGGGAGCGGGCTGCCGCCCTAGCCGAGGATTTCATCCAGAATTCGGGCCGCCTGAAAGGTGCCGTCGACCAGGTGCTCGCCGATACGGTTGGCACCGAGCTGAAATTGAATTTTCAGCCCGATCTTGCGGGCCTTGGCTACGACGACAAGGAGCGCGCCGAGTTCAAGACGCTGGTCGAGCGGCGCTGGCGGCAGTGGGCCTGGAATCCGCAGGAGTGCGACCTCCGAGGTAAGTTCACGCTGCCGCAGATGGTCGATATCTCGCTGCGCCATTTCATCGCTTATGGCGAGGCGTGCGGTGCTCTCGACTTCATGCCGGAGGCTCGTCGCCGGCAGTATGGTGTGCGCAGCGGGCTGAAGGTCTGCTCGACCTCGCCGATCAATCTGGTTCGCGACACGCGTGAATTCGAGGGGCTTTACCAGGGCGTCATTCACGACGCCGGCGGCCGCCCATCCCATTATCGCGTCCGCTCGCGTCGGGACGGAATGATGGAGACCGTCGACTATCGTGCGCGCGATCCATTCGGCATGGCGCTGTTCTACCATGTGTTCGATCCGAAGGATTCCGCCGACGTGCGCGGCATCTCGGAGCTGGCGCCGGTGATGAAAACCTGGGCGATGTCGGAGAAGCTCGACGATCTCACTTTGCAGTCACTGGCGCTGCAGACCGTTTTCGCCGCGACCATCACCAGCCCCGAGCCCAGCGACACCGCCTTCAACGCGATCGCGGCGCTCGGCGACATGACTGGCGATCTCGGGTCTGCGGGGACGAGCCTCGGCAAGGAGTACCTGGCGTATTTCGGCGCCCAGCTGGACGCTGCCGCAGAGCGGCGGGTCACCGTCAGTGACGCAGGGCAGGTCAACCACTTGGCTCCCGGCGAAGAGTTCGAGATGCACAAGCCGGTAACGCCAGGCGACCAGTATCTTCCGCTGTCGATGAACCTGCAGCGGATCCTCGCGCGGTGTATTGGCGTGACGTATTCGTCGTTCACGTTGAACCATGAGAACGCGACCTATTCGTCGGTACGCATGGAGAATGCCTCCATCTGGCCGGTCGTGATGCGTCGGCGAGAGCGGATCGCCGCGCCGGTCTGCAACGCGGTGTTCGAGCCATGGCTCGCCGAGGAAATCGTTGAGGGGCGCATCCCGTTCAAGGGCGGCGCTCGCGCCTTCATGGCGAACCGCGAGCGCGCCAGCTGGGCCGAGTGGGTTGGGCCGCCGGCGCCCACCGCCGACGATCTGAAGAGCGCCCGCGCCGCTACCGAGCGTCTCGGTAACCGGACGTCGTCGCTGGCCATCGAGAGCGCTGCAACCGGCTACGACCCGCAGGATATCGCGGCAATGCGCGCCGCCGATATCGAGCTTTATGAAGGCTACCAGATGGGCGATCCGTATCTCCCGACCTTCGCCGCAATGTCGCGACCTGTTGTCGAGGCCGACGATCCGGCACCTGCACCAGCGAGGAAAAGCTGATGGCCGCCTCGCTGTTCGACAACATCGACGAGACCGACCCGTGCCAGGTCTGGCCGGTGCTCGAGAAAATCCGGCTGCGCATCCTCGCCGGCGAAATGGTCACGACGGCTCGCTTCGGCACCGATGAAAAGACTTGGCAAAAGTCGGATCTGGAAGCGCTGAAGGGCGAGATCGCCCGGCTCAAGGGCGAGTGCATCGTGCGCTCGGGCGGCAATCGCCCTCGCTATGCAAAGCGGATGCAGTTTTCCCCTTACTGAGGTTCTCTCCATGGCTGCCATTCTGGACGGCGGTAAGCTGACGCTTACCGGTGACGTCGGCGACTTCTATTTCGGCGATGGCTTCACGCATTCCGATGTTGTCATTGCGCTAGCGCAGGTCGACGACGAAGCCGCGCTGACGGTCTATTTGAACAGCGGCGGCGGGTATGCGTCGGAAGGCGCTGCAATCCATGCGCTGTTGTCCCGTCGCGCGGGGCAAACCGATGTCGTGGTTGATGGGGTTGCTGCATCGGCCGCCTCGCTGATCGCGATGGCTGGCAACACTGTCACCATGTCTGCCGGCGCGGTGATGATGATCCATGACCCAGCGGTGTTTACCGTCGGCAACTCCGACGATCACGCCAAGAGCGTTGAATATCTCGAGGCGCTCGCGACCTCCTACGCCCGGGTCTATGCCGACAAGTCTGGCAAGTCGCCGGAAGAGTGCCGCGCGATCATGAAGGCCGAGCGCTGGTTTTCGCCGGACGATGCGGTCTCGGAAGGTTTCGCAGATCGCGCCGCCGAAGCCCAGGCATCTGCCGTCGCCGCTTTCGACTATCGCGCCTATGCGCATGCGCCGCAGCGTCTCAAGGCGCTCGCGAGCCGCAAGAATTGGCGTCTGCCGGACGCTGATCAGAGGGCGGCCACGTCCGCTGCACCCCGTCAAAAAGAGGAGCCATCCATGACGGACAAGGAACGGGCGGACCAGCTGGCCGCCGAACTCGCAACCATGCGCACCCGCGCCGAAACCGCTGAAACCGCCGCGGCGACCGCCAGCGATAATGCGGTCAAGGCCGATCGCGAACGCCGTGCCGCCATCATGGCCCTCGACGAAGCGAAGGGCCGCGAGCAGCTCGCCGATCATCTCTACGCCACCGGCGCCAGCGTCGATTCCGCCAAGGCCACGCTTGCCGTGTCGCCCAAGGCTGCCGGTGCGTCCGATACGGCTGGTGAGGTGACGCCCGGCGAATTCGGTGCGGCGCGCATGTCCGCAGACGGCATCGCACAGCCGGGCGGCCAGACGACGCCGGGCAAGGCGAACCGCGCCGTTCTCTCCGCAGCCGTCGATCGCACCAACGCTCGCCGCAAGCGCTAACCCACTCGCCTTCCTGGTGGCCCGGAACGGGCGGCCGAGACTGAAAGGTTTTCCCAATGGTCGAAATTCTTACCGAGGGTCGCCGGGGTGCGGCCCACTACATCGTGTCCGAAGCTCATGGCTATCGCTCGCGCGAGCAGGGCGTCGTCGCCAGTGGCGCCGGTGTCCTTTCCGCGGGGCAGGTGATGGGCCAGGTCACCGCCACCGGCAAGTATGTTCCGGTGGATCCCGATGCTGTCGATGGCAGCGAGAAGGCGGCCGCGATCCTCTACGAGGGCTGCGACGCCACCGACGCCGACGTGCGGCGGACCTTTACGGTTCGCGACACCGAGGTTCACGCCGACGTCCTGGCCTGGGTCGACGGCACCACTGATCCCGAAAAGACCGCAGCGCTCGCCGAGCTGGCCGCTGCCGGCATCGTCGGCCGCTAAGGAGGGCTGCACCCATGGGTCTCGTTTCTGACGTCTTCACCCAGAACGCTTTCGGCGTCGTCGAATTCCACGAGGAAATCGTGGAGCGCGTCGATCACAAGCCGCAGCTTCTGGGCACGCTGAATATCTTCGAGCCGATCTATTCGCGCTCCAAGACCATTGCGATCGCCGATCGCGACCGCACTCTGACGCTGATCCCGACTTCGTCGCGTGGCGCGCCTCTGGAGGAGTTGATCCCGGAGGGCGCCAAGGTTCGCCCGTTCAACGTCAACCGCCTTGCCAAAGGCTCGACGATCTACGCGGATGAGCTGGCAGGAACGACGGCCTTGCCGTTCGATATCCAGACCCGCGAGATCACCCAGGAGGTTTCGGACCGTACGGCACAGATCGTCGATGATCTCGAGCTGACCTGGGAGAACATGCGCTTCGGCGCCGTCCAGGGCATCGTCCTCGACGCCGATGGTTCGGTCCTGATCAACTGGTTCACCGAATGGGGCGTAGCGCCGCCGGCGGAGGTGAATTTCGCCCTCGACGTCGAGGCAACCGACGTCCGCAAGAAGTGCCGCGATATCAAGCGCGCCATGAAGAAAAAGGCGAAGGGTGTCTGGACGCCGTCGACCAAGGTCGGCTGTCTCTGCGGCGACGAGTTCTTCGATCTGCTGGTGAACCACAAGCAAATCAAGGAAACCAAGCTCGCGAACGGTGAACGCGCTGCCACGCTGGAGAACATCGACGGCTTTTCCTCGATCGAGATCGAGGGGATTGTCTTCGTCAACTACCAGGGCACCGATGACGAGACCACGATCGCCATCGGCAGCGAGAAGGCGAAGTTCTTCCCGATCGGCGCCCGCGGCGCTTTCAAGGTCGGTTACGGTCCTGCGTCCGAGTTCAAGCCGTACCTGAACCAGCGCGGTCGGGAGTATTACGGCCTGATCCTCGAGGACAAGTCTGGCCGTGACGAATGGGATCGGGTGGAGCTTTACAGCTACCCGCTGTTCATCTGCACCCGCCCGGAGATGCTGCAGAGCGCCCGCGCCAAGTAACGCGCGGGCCTCCACCGCAAGCGGATAAAGGGCGCCGGTTATCCGGCGCCCTTTCAACTGTCATGAAAGGTTAAGAACATGACCATGGTGGCGAAGTCGGGTTTCTATGACGGTAGGTTCCTCAAGGCAGGCCAGACCCGCAGCGCTGCAGCGGAGCATGAAGGTGTTTCCGAAGCGCGGGAGGCTGCCGGCGGTCTGGACGAGATGACAAAGGCCAAGCTGGTGGCCGAGGCAGAGCGTCGCGGTGTCGAGGTGTCGGCGAGCGCGACCAAGGCCGAGATTCTGGCGGCGATCGAGGCGGCCTGAAAACCATGCCGATCCTGACCACGCTCGCCGAAACCATGTCGGCGGCCATTGCCGACGACGCTTTCGGCGAGCGGGTGCTCCTGGCGCCGATGAAGAAGGGCGAGCGGGATCCCGACCGCGCCGCACGCGAGGTAATCGCTGTGCTGCGGACCGGTGGCGGCGGGGAGTCCAATCTGTCGGGCGGGATGGGGCAGTCCTGGCGGGTGCAGCTCGCCGCCGGCAAGGCCGAGGCGCACATCGACCTCGCCGCCTATCCCGATCTGCATGTGCGGGTTGGGGATGCGCTGCGGGCGCTCGAGCGCCGCGGCCAGCCCTGGTTCGAGGTCGCGCGCCCCGATGATCGCGGCGCGCCGCGCCTGGTCCTGGAATTGAGCGAGAAGTAACGCGATGTCGTTTGTGAGGACCGCCCTGCGCATTGCCGCTGTCGAGGCGGTTCGCGGCCGCACGTCGGTTGGCGACAACGTCCTCGACAGCCAGATCGCGGCGCTTGACCAGGCAGCCGACGGCTCGCTGCGGACCGATCAGGAGACGCCGTTCGTCGCGGTCTATCTCTACGACGGCAAGGCGCAGGCCGACGGCAGGTCGCTGGTCGAGAACGGCGCGATCGAGCTGGCATTCGAGATCGGAATTGCGGCGTCGATGACAGTCACCGACCAGGAGACCGGCGAGTCGCACGTCGTGGCCGGGATGCCGGCGACCGACCGGGCGTTCGAGATGTACCTCGATCTTGTCGGGCGGCAAATCCGCGACGCGCTGACCGACGAGGCGAATGCCTGGGGGCAGATCCTGCTCGGCCTGATCATGGGGATCGACGTCATCAATGTCGTGGCGACGCGCAGCGGCGACGAGGGCCAGCGGGTGGCCGGGCACCAGATCGTTCTGCAGGCGCGCTCGATCGACGATCCGGTGCGCGGTGAGCCGGTCGACCCGGAGCTGCCGTTCGGCCAGTTTCTCGCCGCCCTCGAGGCGAGCGCGGATCCGGTCTATCTGAAGCAGGCCGAATTGATGCGGGCGGTGCTCGAGGCGCCTGCGGGCGCCGATTGGCAGACGCTGCAGCGGCGTCTCGGCATGACGAACGCGCAATTGCTGGCGCTCGGCCGTGGCCCGATCGCGCAGGATCTGGAGCGCGCGACACCGCCGCTGACCGCGGCGTCTCTCGAGCTGGACGCGGGCCATGCCGGCGAGGCGTCGGCGCCATGATTTCGGACCTGCTGGCGCTGCGCTCGGACCTCGAGCAGATGAAGACGCTGTTCGGCCATATGATGCGGGTCGGGCCGGTCGAAGTGATCGATGCGGTCAAGGGGTATCGGTTGAAGCTGGGCGATGGCGAGGATGGTCCGTTCCTGTCGCCCTGGTACCCGCACCCGGAGACCGGGAAAACATCCGTGCCTCTGAAAAAGGGCCAGGTCGTCGCCGTGCTCAATCCGTCGGGTGATCCGCGGCAGGGCGTGCCGATCCGGGGCGGCTATTCCGACGGGCACCCGTCGCCGAACCAGAACATGGAAGCGAACGTATTCCAGGACGCCGGCGTCCGCCTCGAGGTGGTCGATGGCAAGCTGACGTTGAACGCCGACGCCGATGTGGACTTCGTCATTGGAGCGAACATCCGGTTTGTCGTTCCGCGCTTCGACGTGAACCCCTGATGCCTCCGGTCGCGCGGATCGGTGACGCCGGCTCGCATGGCGGCGTCATCATCACGGGCTCACCGACAGGCTCTGCCGACGGGCGCGCGATCGCCCGGGTCGGCGACATTTACGATTGCCCGATCCATGGGCCGAACCCGATCGCGGCAGGTTCGCCTGCCTACCACCGGGACGGCCGCGCGGTCGCCCGGCAGGGCGATCCGACCGAGTGCGGGGCGGTGATCGCCTCGGGCTCGCCGACGCATTCCGACAACAGCTAGGAGCCGACCCATGGCAAAGCCGACCGCCAAGACCGCCGCCGATGACGGCCGCGTGGAGTATGCCGTTCGCCCGGGCATCGACCGGATCAATGGCGAGAAGTTGCGCGGCGCAAGGTCTGTGCGTCTTCTGCCGCGCGAGGCGGCCTATCTTCTGAAGATCGGGCAGGTCGCACCGGCGGGGCAGCGCCCGGCGGCCTGGGACAAGTCGGCACCGAAGGCCGACGGCGCCGAGGGCTGATATGGCCGACATTGATCGGCGGACCGGCGAAGTCATCGACAACTACCAGTCGGCGCTGCAGTCGGTGGAGATCATCTTCTCCACCTTCATCGGCGAGATGGTGATGTTGCGCGAGTTCGGTGCCGGTGCGCTCGACTTGCTCGGACGCAAGATGACCGCGCGGCTGTTTCTGGTGTTTCGCACGGCGCTCATGGCCGGCATCAACGCTTGGGAGCCGCGGTTCCGGGTTCGCCACGTGGGTGTCGACGGCACCGTCGAGGGTGTCCGGCTCGGCGAGGTTCGCTTTGCCATCGAGATCGACTGGCGGCCGCGGGCGCATCTGGTGCCGCCGGATTACAGCGTCGAAAGCGTCCGCACCTTCGGGCTGCAGTTTCTTGAGACAGGGGTGAGGGCGGCATGATCTATGCTTCGGCGACCATCGATCTGTCGCGCACACCGGCACCCGATGCCATCGAGGCGCTGTCTTTCGAGGATCTGCGCCTGGCGTTCCTGCAGCGGTTCCAGACCGAGTGGGATGGCGAGCGCGCCATCGACCCGAATTTGCCTGCCTGGGACGTCGGCAGCCTTGAGGCGAACCCGGTCGCCCGGGTCGGTGCCCGGGCCTGGTCCTATCTGCGCACGCTCGATCGCGGCCGGGTCAACGACGCCATCAAGGCGGTCCTGGCGCCGCTCGCCACTGGCGCCGATCTCGACAATGTGGTGGCGCGGGTCAATGTGGAGCGGCTCGTCATCCGCGAGGCCACCGCGACCGCGCCGGCGATCGTCGAAGGTGATGCATCGCTTCTGCGCCGCTACCTCCTGGCCTTCGATCGGCCGTCGGCGGGTTCGCGGGATCGCTATCTGTACGAGGCATGGACCGCCTGGCCGGAGATGGGCGACGCCAGCGTTGTCGGCCGCGCGGTGCATGGCCGCGCCGGCGAGAGCGACGTGGTCGTGACCGGGCCCGGTGGCCGCGTTCCGACCGAAGGCGAGCTGGCGACGGTGCGCGCCGCGGTCACTGCGCCGCATGTCAAGCCGGAGGCGCTGGGCGTCTCGGCGCTTGCGGCTACACGCCGGGAATACCAAGCCGACCTGGTCGTGACCGTTCCCGCGAGCGGCCCGGATGCCGAGATCGTTCGCCTCGAGGCGGTGGCGCGCGTTCGTGCCGCCGGCGATGGCCGCACCGTCATTGGCGGTGAGGTGCCTGCCGATCTCCTGTCGGGCGCCGCCTATGGCGCCAACGTCATCAAGGTGCGCGACAGGGCGCCGGTCGTCATCGAACCGGATTCCTACACGGTGCCGGTGCTGACCGAGATTACCGTGGACGTCGAGGTGCGCGCGTGACGACGGCCGCCGATATTCTGCCGGGCAATGCCGGGCCGTTCGAGCGGGTGCTCGGCGCCGCGCTCACCGACGAGCTGCCGGTCCCGATCCGCGAGATCATGGATCCCTACCAGGCGCCGGCGGAATTTCTGCCGTTCCTGGCCGCGCATGAGTCCGTCGATCTGTGGTTCGACGACTGGTCGGAGGAGCGCAAGCGCGAAATGATCGCGCAATGTGCCGGTGTCTCGGTGCTGCATGACGGAATGCTCGGCGATCTGAAGGGCACCCGCGAGGGGCTGCGGCGCTATCTCGCCTTCGTCGATGCCGAGATCGTCGATGTCGTCGCGCATCCGGTGCGCTTCGTGATCGGCCGCTCGGGCCTCGGCCGTGTGCCGATCGCGCATCCGGCCTTCACCGCGCATTACCTGGTGCGGGTCGAGCTGGATCGCCCGGTCAACGCCTTTGAAATCGGCCGCTCGGCGATCGGGAAAGCGGCGCTGCAAAGCGTCGATCGCACGCCCATTCGCCGCGCACAGCGCGCCATGACCATCGCAAAGGCGCCAGAGACGCTCTACTCGGCGTCCTTCGCCTGGCGGCGCCGCATTCAGCTTTCCGACAACATCCCGATCGACGGCACCCATGCGCTGGGCGGCTGGATCGATCGCACGCGCCTGTAAGGGGAACCCGATGAGCAAACGTGTCGCCTTCGACGATGCCGAGATTGCCGAGCACACGGACTTCGGCAACATCGGCGAGTTCGCCCAGGAGGCGCTCGATCATGTCATGAACGACGCGATCGGCTATCCGGCGCATTGGGCCGCCTTCACCGTCGCCAAGGTGTCGGCGCAGGAGGTGTCGATCTCGACCGGCCGCTACCTCGCCGGCGAGGTCGTCTATGCCAAGGATGCGATCTCGACGCTGAACCTGCAGCTGTTCATCCCGGTGGCGGCCTCGGACCAGCGGTGGGTTGCGCTTATCCTGCGCGGCGAGGAAGTGACCGAGGAAGCGGACCGCCCGTTCGAGACGGGGCCGGATGTCGAGACCTCGATTCCGGTGGAGCGGCCGACGCCGAAAACCATTCGCCGCAAGGTCAATGTCATTGTCCAGGCGGGCAGTCCGAACCCGACGCCGTCCAAGCCGATCGTCGCCGAGACCGACGCCTGCATCGCCATGGTCCTCCTGACGGCGACCGGTGTCGAGGTAATCGAGCCGGGCGAGTCCTGGCGCGCAAAGACGCTGTATGAAGTCGAGGGGCGCCTGTCGACGATCGAGGTGGATCTGTCGAGCCTGTTCCTGCGCACCGAAACCATCGAGACGCAGATCGTCAATATCTGGGGCAAGCTCACCGAGATCCCGCGGCCGACCATCATCCGCCAGATGCAGCGCGATATCGGCGCGGCGCGGCTGTTGCTCGACTTGCCGGACGAGGCGAGGGCCTACCGCTTCGACAATGGTCTGATCTCGAGCCTGGCCGATGGTGGGGCCTGGGACAACGGCCATGTGGATTGGCTGGCGCGGGTCGAGGAAGGCGTGCGCTTTGGCTATGCGGCGACGGCGACGGCGCGGCTCGAGCTGCAGGCGCCCGATGATCCGAAGGTGATGGCGAAGGGCTCGCGCGTCGTGCCGGCCTATGACGAGGTCACCCGCCTCGCCAATGTGGCCCGCGATGCGACGCTGAATATCTCGCAGCTGGTGCATACGGAGACGACGCTTGTCCGCAAGGAGGCGAGCCGGATCAGGACGACTTACGGTCCGACAATGTTCCAGTGCGAGAACCAGGCCGGGTGGGCGGCGCTCGGCTCGTCCCGCGTAGGGGAAATGCTGACGGTCAATGGTGAGACATTCGAGGTCGTCTCGGGGGTCGCGGCAAGCGCCGGTGCGGGGCATGACCTGTACGGCATCCGTCAAATCCGGGTCCAGCATTACACCGAGCCCTATTGGGAATACGTGACCGAGGATATCGGCATCAACGGCTCGGTCTACGCGCAGACCTTTTTGGTGGCGCAGCCAATGCAGGCGACCTCGCTTGACCTGTCCTTCGCCCGCGTCGGCCTCGATGGTGACGTGCATGTCTTCATCGTCGAGACTAATCGCTCGGCGGCGCCGCGCTTCGACAAAGTGCTGGCGCAGGGCGTCCTGGCCCATGGCGACCTGGTCGAGGGCTGGAACAAGGTTGATCTGCCGATCACGCTCTTGGAAAGCGGCAAGCGATACGCCTTCGTGACGGTCACCACCGGCAACCACGCCCTGCATGTCTCGACCGGCAACAAGTTCACCGGCGGCTCGCGCTTCCTGACCACCGACGGCGCCTTTGCGCAGGGCGACACGGCCGAGGATATCTGTTTCCGGCTCAATGCTGCCCGCTATCGCTCGCCGCGCTCGGTGGTGCCCATGCGGGCCCTGACGCTGGCCGACGGCATGACGGAGATCGACCTCCTGTTCGCCGGCTGGGTTCCGGGCGGCACCGAGCTGGCATGGGAAATCCGGCCCGCCGGCACGGACCAGTGGATCGAGCTGGACGACGGCGACCCGGCTGAAAACCCGCTGGTCGGGCTGCCGGCTTCGGTCGAGCTGCGCATGGTGATGATCGGCACTGCCGATCTGTCGCCGATGATCCAGCTCGACGCGCTGGCGCAGTCGCGGGTGTCGCGAAACCGGTCGACCATGGTCGCGCCGAGCGAGGACGTCGCCTTCGGCATTTCGTCGGATAGCCTGGTCACGCAGTTCACGGTTGATGCGTTCGACGCGGAACGACACACGTTTACGCCGTCGATACTGGTCGCCGGAGCGGTGGTCGCGCCTACCTCGACAGAGATCATTCTGGATCTGCAGCGGCCGACCCGGCGGACGTATCTGTCGACCTATGCCCTCGGGGCAACCACCACCAGCGCCCGGATGAAGCCGTCGGCGACGACCGATAATGTCGTCACCGTGCCCTTCATCCAGGATGCCTTCATCGCGGCTCTGTGAGGTCTCCCATGATTATTCAGCCTGGCGTTCGTTACCGGGTCCGCCTCAACGCTGTCGCCGAGATCGGGCGGTTCAAATATCGCCCGCTCAACGAGCTGTCGATGGACGCGTCTCTGCTCGAGCAGATCGTCACGAAATACGGGGAGGGCATCCTTGACCACGCCCAGCCGGAATAACGATTACCAGGCGGCCTCGTCGCCGGTCACGTTCCTGACGCGCGATCTCTGGAATTCGGTTTTCGGGGATATCGCCGCACGTCTCAATGACCGCGAAATGCTCGAAGCGAGTTTCGAGCTTTTGCAGACGCAGGGCATCCAGGCGTCGCTCGACTATATCCAGGCGACGGTCGCGCCGCAGTTGGAAACCCTGCAAGACGAAATCGCGCTCGCGCAGGCGCAGATTGCGACGATCATTCAGGACGGCATCGCGCCGAACAGCGCGAAGCTTGGCGGCCAGTCGCCGGCCTATTACGCGACGTCGCAGGCGCTCGCGGACGGGCTGGCGGCCATGGTGCCGAAAACGCGAACGATCAACGGGAAGGCTCTTTCGGCCGATGTGACGCTGAATAAGGGCGACGTCGGTCTCGGCAATGCCGACAATACGGCCGACGCGGACAAGCCAATTTCGACGCCTGTTTCGAATGCGCTCGCTGGATTAGCGCAAACAAGGTGGCCGAACGCGAACCTTGCCGACATGGCGGGTGCATCTCTCAAGGGGCGGGTCGCTGGCGCCGCTGGCGCGCCGCAGGATTTGACGAAGGATCAGGCGCGGGCGGTTCTCGGCAAGCCGGATGAGGTGATTGAGACGATCGACATCGTGAACGGTTCAGCGTTCCGAGACATAACCATTCCCGCCGATTATGACAGCTTCGAACTAGAATTCATCGGAGTGGCGCCAGCAACCGCTGGCGATTTGTTTTTGAACTGCTGGTTAGGAGCAACCCTTTTCGCGACTGACGAGTATTACAACGATTTGCTCTACGGGGCGGTGTCGGGGGATGGTATCAATTACGCTAACCTGCCCGCTAAACCCCGATGGCAGCTCACCGGGCTCGCTGTTGCGGCTGGCGTATTCAACGGCGCAACGGGCTTTATTAAGTTTTTCCCCGGCGGGGCAATCCCGTCACAGCGCGCGTCCTTCGTTTCAGAGCTTGCCCATTGGGCTAACACGTCGGGTCGCTACCATACAGCAAGGGGTGGCGGCTTCTTTATCAACGGGAGCCGGGTCACGGCGCTTCGCCTGTCGACTATTCCCGGCAACAATCTCGGCGCGGGCCGGATCATTCTCAGGGGGCTGAAGAAATGAGCGAGAGCGAGCCTTTCGGCGTAAACGCTGCCGGCGAGCGGGTGCCCCTCTCCGCCGACGATGTCGCATGGATCGAGTCCATGCGGGACATATCTTCCGTGGACCTCGCCGCCTATGCCGCATCCGCGCGCTGGGGTGCGGAGGTCGCTGGCGCCAAATGGAACGGCTGGGACTTGCCGACCGACGACCGCAGCCAAGCCAAATACATGGCCGAATTGCAAGCGGTCGGGCTCGGCGTGCGGGGCGATCCGTCGCCGTGGAAATTTCCGCACGGGTTCGAGCTGGTCTCGAATGCCCAGGTCGAGGAGATGGCGGTCGCGGCGCGGGTCCATGTGCTGGCCTGTTTCGCCCGCGAGGGCGAGGTGCAGGCCGCGATATCTGCCGGCGACGTGACCACGACGCCCGCGATCGACGAAGCCTTCGCTGACGTCTCGGCGCCTTGGTCTGCGAGTGCCTGACCATTGCACGCTCTGGCCGGATCGGCTGGGCGGCATCGACTGGTCGGCATGCTGCAAGGCGCATGACGGCGCTTATGATCTCGGTGGCGATGCTGCAGCGCGCTTGGCGGCCGATCTCGACCTGGCGTCATGCGTCGCGGCGGTCGCCGGGTGGCCGATGGCGACGCTGATGTTCTTCGGCGTGGCCATCTTCGGATGGCTGTTCTGGCGGCGCCGATAGGCCGCGCGGCGAGCGCGGTTCACAGACCTTTCGAAGGCTCGCGCAAGCGGGCCTTTTCTTTGCCGGGCTTCCCGCCAGGCCGCCGATCCGCGCCCTTCGGCAAGGCCATTCGACCCTCAAAACAGGAGCCAAACCATGACCGAACCGGTTTTCGGCAGCAGCTATTCGCGCACCCAGGATGAGCCGGTGCCGGTGCTCGGTGCCGACTTTTCCCAGGCCATCATCTTCGACACCTCGACCGATGCCGACCCGGCATATTTCATCGAAGGCGAGCCGCGCCGGATCTCCACCTCGGATCCCGAGGCGATCGCCAAGCTGGGCACCGACAATCTCCTCGACGCGGTGCGCGGCATCAATGCCCAGCTCACCAACCTCAATTCTGGCGCCGACGTGACGATCTTCCGTGTCGCCGAGGGCGTCGATGCCGCGGCGACCGCTGCGAACATCGCGGCCGCGCTCGGCCAGATCGGTGCCGTGCCGGACGAGGTCAACGCCACGCCGCGCCTGATCTTCGCCGGCAGCACCGCCTATCATGAGCCCGCCACGGCGAGCCCGGTCATCACGGCGCTGCCGGAGGCGTGCGAGAAGATGCTGGCGATCGCGCCGGTCGATGTCTCGGATGTCTCGGCGGCCGAGGCGATCGCCGATCGCGAGTTCATCGCCTCCGAGCGCATCATGCCGATTGGTGTCGCCGCCCGGGTGTTCGAAGGTGAGGCGATCGTGACGCGCCCGATGTCGCCGCGGGTGCTCGGCCTGTTCATGCGGGTCGATAACGAGAACGCCGGCAAGCCGTTTGACCCGATCGCCAATCGGCAGATCCAGGGCCTGGCCGGTCTGTCCCGCGCCATCCCGTTCTCGATCACCGACGGCTCGACCGAAGGCCAGCAGCTGCTGGACGCCGAGGTCTCGATCGTCACCAAGGGCGCGGTCAATGTGGATGGCGCGCTCGCCTCCGGCGGGTTCACATTCGTCGGCACCGACGGTGCGTCCGACTCGCCGTTCTACAAGCAAATCCACCAGGTGCGCGGCGCGGATTACATCACCGTCAAGTGGTTGAACATCACCAAGCGCTTCCTCGGCAAGAAGATTTCGGCGGACGTGGTCGAGGCGTATATCAACTCGATTCTGTTCATGCTGCGGGACGAAAAGGCCGAGGACAACATCCTGGGCTACAACCGCGACGTCTTCATTGCCGACCAGAATTCGCCCGAGAACATCCGCCTCGGCCGGATCAAGCTCGATCCGCGCATTGAGTATGCGCCGGTCTTCAAGCTGGCCCATGCGGACTTCCATCCGTACCGCCCGGCGGTCGAGGGGCTGATCGACGAGATCGTCTCGCGTCTGAACACCATCGCCTGACGCGGGGCCATCCCGCCCGACTAGCCCGGTCCGCCGCTCTGCGGCGGACCCTTCCCTTGCATCGAAATCGAAGGATTGACCGCCATGGCTCAACGGCCGCTGTTGCTTCTCACTGCCGTCGACGTGCGCCGCGCGACGGAAACCGGCACCTCGAGTGCCATCATCCTGTCCAAGCTGACCATTCCGCCCGTCAAGCTGAAGAAGGCCGCCCATGATCCCGGCGGCGGCGTGATGGAGGTCAACTTCACCCAGCCGCGCATCGAGACGCTCGAGCCGGCCTTTTCGGTGAAGGGCCTGGATACCGATATTTTCCGCGGCTATGGCGAGGCCGACCGCTGGACCTTCGCCGGCGCCTACAAGGATAAGCAGAGCGGCCGGGATCTGGCGGGCCGCGGCATTATCGAGGGCGCGGTCACGGATTGGGAGCCGGATGAAAGCGACCCGGCCGAGTTCCAGGGCTGCAACCATATGTATTCGGAGGTCACCCATTTCGAGTTTCTGCTCGACGGGGTGGAGCTGATCTATTTCGACTTCTGGGAGCGGGTCGCCCGCTTCAAGGGCCGGGATTTGTTCGCCGGCGTGCGCAACGCGCTCGGCGCCTGACGAAGCCAGGGCCGGGCGGCAACGCCCGGCCTTTTCCATAATTGGGAGCAGGTCGCGCCATGGCAGATGGAACCGTAATGACGCCAGACGATCGCGAGGCGTTTTTTGCGCGGCTCCGCGAGGACATTCTCGCCGAGGGCGGCGAGGCCGACACCCAGGCCGCCGAGATCGTTGCCCGGATTGGCGAGGCGGGCTCGGCCGAGCCGCAGTCGCCGCCCGAAAAGCCTCGCGCGCCGGCGGCGGCCAAGCCAGCCGCGGCCCAAGCGCCGGCGGCGCGACTGTCGGCCTCCTATAAGGCGCGTCCGCCGCTGGTCCGCATCGCCCTTGCCTGGCCGGTCGTCATCGACGGCAAGACGGTTTCCGAGGTGAAGCTGTGGCCGCCGGTCCATGACGACGTCGAGGCGGTAGTCAAGGGCCGCATGCCGCAGGCGACCATGATCGCCCGTATGGCTGGAATGCCGGACGGGTTCCTCTCCTGCCTCCGCTTTGCCGATTCCGACCTGGTGGTGTCGATCGCCATGGTCGTTGCGCCTGATCTGTTCGAGGCCCGCTGATGGCACGATTGACCGCCGAGCTGGTTGCCACGCTCACCGATCGGGTGAGCGCCCAGGCCCGCTCGATCGAGCGCAGCCTCGATCGCATGGAGCGTACCCAGGGCCGCGCGACCCGCGGCATGACCCGCGGCGCGGTCGCCGGCGGCCGCATGTCCGGCGCGCTGGGCATGATGGCCGCGCGTGCTGGCGCCGTTGCCGGGCCGCTGGCCGCAGCCTTCGGTGCGCGCGAGATTGTCGATTCCGCCGCCGACTTTGAAACCGCTTTGACCGGGATCCAGAAGAAGGCCGGCACCACCGCAGCCGAGACGGCGGCGATCGGCGAGGAAATCAAGGCACTGGCGACGTCCGGCGACCTGGCGGTGCCGATCAATGAGATTGCGTCAGCCTACGAGCGCGGTGCGGCGGCGGGCATCCCGATCGCCGAGCTGAAGGAGTTTGCACGCCTTTCGGCCATGGCCGCCGACGCCTTTGAAATGTCGGCCGAGGACGTCGGTAACGCCGCCGCCGGTTTTCAGACCAATCTCGGCGTGCCGATCAGCGAGATGGAGCGGTTCTTCGATCTGATCAACGGGTTGGCCGATGCCGGCATTGCCGACGAGAGCGAGATCGTCACCTTCCTCGATAGGGCAGGCGCAAAGCTGAAGTCGTTTGGTCTGGGCATTGAAGAAAGCGCCGCGCTGGGCGCGTCTCTGCTCAATCTGAAGATGCCCGCGGATGTCGCTGCGCGCGCCATGGATACGCTGACCACGAAACTCCTGACGCCCAACGCGACGAAGACATCGCGCAAGGCGTTCGAGGAACTGTACGGCTCGACCGAGGCCATCACGGAGCTTCTGCGCGAGGATACCAACGGGGCGCTGCTCGACTTTCTGAAGCGGATCGATTCTCTCGACAAGTTCAAACGCGCAGAGTTGCTGACCGATATTCTTGGCCAGGGATTTTCTGGCGAGGTCGGCGCCCTGGCGGGCGGCTTGGGCGAGGTAATCCGCAATCTTGAATATGCGCGCGGTCAGGACTGGTTCGGCTCGCTCAGTAAGTCCTATCAGCTGAAGCTGGACGACCTCTCGGCGCAGTGGCAGCTCACCAAGAATAGCCTGGAAGAGCTGGCGATCGATCTCGGCACAATGGGCATGCCGGCGTTCAAGGCCGGATTGGAGGGTGCTCGCACTCTTATTGCCGAGATCCAAGCCGGCATGGCGCAGCTCGAGATGGAGGTCGACTGGACGCAGGTCGATGAAGCCAAGGCGGCCGTCGGCGAGCTGGGCGAGACGATCGGCGATCTGATGGGGATCGATGCCTCGGAGTCCCTTCTGGGGAATTCGATCTCCGATATCGCGACGATGATCGAGCAGGCGTCGTCGGTGATCAAAACGGTGTCCGGCGAGTTGAACGACGCCCTGGAATTCATCCAAGATCCCGCCGCCTATATGCGCAAGGACCGCTCCGAGGAATCGATGGAGCGTTACGGCATTCGGCTCCTGACGCCCGAAGAGCAGGAAGCGATCGCCGAGGAAAAGCGGAAGAAGTACCGCGAGAAGGTTGCCCGCGGTCGCCAGGAATTGTCGCGCTGGGCGATGGGCGAAAACGACAGCCCTCCGATCGAGCCGCACCATCGGGTGCCGCGCGGGCCGCGGCAGGTCATGCCGCAGCTGGCCTATCCCTCGACGGTCCCGCCGGGGCTGACCAGCACCATCCCGATTCCGCAGGCCGCACCGCGCGGCGGCGGTGGCGCGGAAGCGACGGCCGCGCGGATCCGCGAAATCGATCAGGCGCTCGGCGATCTCCTGGCCACCAAGCGGCAGGTCGAGGAGGGGTTCGCCATTGCGCCGAGCGGCGATGCGGCTGGCACCATGCGCCAGATCGCCGACGAAATGCAGCGGCTCATGGATCTGCGCCGGCAGCTCGAAAGCGGCGGCCCGAATATCGCGGCGCCGGTCGAGGAAGAGGCGGCCCGGGCCAGCCAGGCCGCGCGCACCGCGGCCCAGGATATCATGACCGCGCTGTCGCTGACGGTTCGGCCGCATGTCGATCCGGGCTCGGTCGACGGGTTCCTGTCGAAGGTGCGCCAAGCGCGCACCGAGCTGGCCTCGCTGCAAGCCGACGCGCGGCGGGCCCAGGATGCTGTCGCTTCGACGCGGGCCGATTATTCCGGGCTGCATGCCGATCTCGAAAGGGCGGGGTGACCGCGATGCTGTACCAGATCGGGCCGCTGACGATGGACACTGTGCCGTTCGAGGTCGGGCGCGTGCGCCGCACCTCGGCGGCCGATTATGCGGTCAAGCCCACCGTCGGCGGCTTGAAGCCGCGTGAGCCGATGGGCGAAGGCGACGACGTTCTGACGCTGTCGGGCCAATTGCTGCCGTCCAAGCTTGGCGGGATGAGCCAGTTGAAGCTGGCCCATGCGCTGCGGGTGGCGCAGGAGCCGCTGCCGGTCATGCGCGGCGACGGCGAGTCCTTCGACTATCGCGTCATCGACGAGATCGAAGAGGACCACCGCGATATCCAGCGCAACGGCGTCGGCTTCACGGTGGAATACACGATGCGCCTCGCCAAGGTGCCGTCGCCGGCAGCCACCGCGGCCGCCGGCGTGATCGGGACGCTCGTCTCGCTGTTCGCGGTGTTGAGGTAGCTATGCCGAAATCCATCACGGTTCGCACCGAGGGCCTGGTCCTGGACGAAATCCTGGCGAAGGAGTTCGGGCCGGTGACCAGCCGCTCCCAGCGCATGCTCGAGGCGACCCTCGCGACCAATCCGGGGCTGGCCGATCTCGGCCCGGTCCTGCCGATCGGCGCGGTGCTGGTGCTGCCGGACAAGCCGGCGGCCGATGCTGTGGCGACCCAGGTCGTCGTTTCGCTGTTCGGCTGACGGGGGCCTCATGACCTGGCGCGTTCATTGGCAGGTGTTGATCGACGGCCGCAACGTCTCGATCGGCATGCGGCCCTATCTGATCTCGATCGAGATCGTCGATAAGGACGGCAGCAGTGCCGATACCTGCCGGCTCGTGTTCGACGATTCCCGCGGCCAGCTTCTGTTGCCGCGGGTCGGTGCCCGGGTCGACGTGCGCCTGCAGGGCGCCAGCGCGTTCACCGGCGTCGTCGATTCCACGCCCTGGCGATTGAGCCGCGGCGGCGGCCGGATCCTCGAGGTCTCGGCGAAAGGGTTCGACACGCGATCCAAGGTCAAGAGCGGCAAGGTGCAGATGTGGCATCTCGACGATGCCACGCTCGACGATGCGCTGCAGAAGGCGTCGCGCGCGGCCGGGCTGTCCGGGATGGTGGTCGATCCGCAGCTGGGCGCGCTGAAGCGCGATTACTGGTCGCCGGATGGCGCCAACTTCCTCGCCTGGGGTGAGCGCCTGGCGCGCGAGCTGGGGGCGACGTTCAAGATCCGCGGTGACCAGGCGGTGTTTGCCAAGCGCGGCGCCGGGCTTGCGGCGACCGGTGCGGCCATGCCGACCGTGCAGGGCCGTTGCGGTGTCGCCGGCAACGTCATCACCGCCCAGATCGACCCGTCGAAGGGGCGGGCCCGGTTCAAGTCGAAGACGGTTCGGTATTTCGATCGGCCCTCGGCATCCTTCAAGGAGCTGTCGGTCGAGATCGAGGGCGCTGGCGATGCCGTCGAGGCCGAGGCGCTGCAGCGCTGGACGGCCGCCGACGAGGGCCAGGCGCAGGACATGGCGAACGGCCAGAAGGTGGACGCCGAGCGCGATGCCGGCGTCGGCTCGGTGCAGCTGACGCTCGCCGTCGGTGCGCAGGCCGAGGGCAGTTTCGTTCTGACCGGCGCGCGTCCCGGCATTGATGGCGCTTATCGGATCACCGGCGTGACCCACCGCGCCGATCGCAATGGCGGCGCGACCACGGATCTCGCTCTGGCCCAGCCGCAGGGCGACGCCGGCAAGGATCAGCGCGGCACATCGTCGAGGGCGGGAAGTGTCCCGGTGCCGACGCCGGCGCCGCGCTAGGCATGTCCGCCCTTTCCACTCTGCTTCGCCCGGCCCTCGCGCCGGGCTTTTTCTTGTGCCTGCGGGCCATCTGGCAATGGAGACCAACGATGAGCGAATTCGGCGATTTCCGAGGCGCTGCGCGGCGCCTCGAGGATATCGATCTGCCGCGCATTGGCCATCGGATCGGGGTCGGTGAGGACGAAATCCACGCGGTGATCGACGTGGAAACCGGCAACGGCCAGGGGTTCGATTCCACCGGGCGCCCGAAGATGCTGTTCGAGCCGCACATCTTCTACCGCGAGGTGCCGCGGGCGTTGCGCGACAAGGCGATCGCCGCCGGTCTCGCCTATCCGTCCTGGCGCCGGAATTATCCGGCCAACAGCTATCCGCGCCTGGTCGAGGCCATGGCGATCGACGCCACCGCCGCGCTGCGCTCGGCCTCCTGGGGGCTCGGCCAGGTGATGGGGTTCAACCATAAGATGGCCGGTTTCGACACCGTCCAGCAGATGGTGCGGGCGTTCATGGAGGATGAGGACCGGCATCTGGAGGCGATGGTCGCGTTCATCCAGTCGGCTGGGCTCGATGACGAAATCCGCCGGCACGACTGGTCGGGCTTCGCGCGCGGCTACAACGGCGCCGGCTATCGCCAGAACCAGTACCATCTGAAGCTCGCAAGCCGGTTCGCCTGGTGGCAGAAGCGCCGCGACACGCCCTGGGAGCCGGCGGACGAGCCGCCCGCCGCTGTCGGCACGGTCGATGTCGCTTACAGCCGCGGCGACAAGGGTCCGGCGGTTCGCGCCCTGCAGGTCGATCTGGCCGCGGCCGGTTTCTATGCCGGCGATCTGGACGGCAAGTTCGGGCCCGCCACCGAGGCGGCGGTGCGCGCCTTCCAGGCGTCGCGCGATCTCCTGGTCGACGGCTGGGCTGGCCCGAAAACCCTTAATGCGCTCGCCGATGCCGTCACGGCACCGGCAGCAGCGGCGGCTATGGCGCCGGCCAAGGTTGCGCCCAAACCGGAACCGGTCGCCGCGGCGCCAGGCGGATTCTGGGCGTGGTTGTTCGCATTCATCGGAGGCAAGTGATGGCGCAGCTCGTCAATCAGCCGACCAAGCGGGCCAGCCGCAAGGTCAATTTTGCAACCGCCGGCGGCGCTGTCGGCGTCATGGCCGCGGTGATCGTCGGCGGTCTCCTGTCCCGCTTCGTGGGTGTGCCCTTCGACGACCCGCTGGTCGTGTCCGGTTGGCCGGTGATCGGTGCCGCGCTTGGCGCGCGCTATCTCGGCTACTTCGCCCGCGAGCGGGCGCCGGAGCCGGAAGCATGATCTCGGGTCTGTGGATCTGGGCTGCCGGCGGCGGCCTGGCGGTGCTCGGCGGGGTCTACGTCCTGGCGCGCCGCCATCAGGCACGGGCGGATGCCGTTCGCCAGCTCGAGGCGGCGGCGGCGGCCCGCGAGGCACGTCGCACGGCTGACGAGGCTGTGGCTCGGCGCGCGCCGGCGGATAATCGGGAAAGGCTGGGGCGATGGTCCGCAGGATCCTGATCGTGGTGATGGCGGGCGCCTTGCTCGCCGGCTGCACGGCGCAGCGCGGTTCCTTCTGCGAAACCGCCGAGCCGATCCGACCGTCGCGCGCGACGATTGCGGCCATGAGCGATGGCGAGGTTGCGGCGCTTCTGGCGCACAACGAAACCGGTGAGGCCCTGTGCGGGTGGCGCCCATGATCCTGGCAGCGGCGAGAGGTTCACTTGTTCGATTGGATATTCAGCGCCGATGCGCGGTTGATGCTCGCCGGTTGTCTCGGGGGTGCGGTTAATTGGCTGACCCGTAAGGCGACGCTCTGGGATGGAGTGACGCAGATCGCGGTCGGAGGCATTTGTGCCGTCTATCTCTCGCCGATCGCGATCCCGGCCCTGACGCCGGTGTTCGGCAACATCATCGCTACGCCTGAAGAGCTGGCCCGCCTTTCGGGGTTCGCCATCGGCCTCGGCGGCGTCTCGGTGAGCGGGTTCTTTCTCGACTTCTGGCATCGATATCGCGACCGCGGGCGGTCGGATGAAAGGGGGCAATAGTGGCAGGGGGTCCGTTCAAAAACGCCATGGCGACAATCGGAGCCGGTGGGCTCCTGGTGCTCGTCTATGTCGGCTTCCATACAACCAAGTTCCAGATCGCTGCCTGGGAGGTCAGGCACTTCCCGGTGCTCGCCGATGTCACGGTCTGCGAAGGGGAAATGGACCGGCGCAGCGGCCAATGCCTCGGCTCTGTCGTTACCTATAAGGGGTTCGAGCAGACGGCTGCATTCTGCGATGGTCAGGACGCGATCGTCGCGGGTGTGATGTCGAAGGTGCGCCGCGATGCGGTGTATGCCGGTGGCGACCAGTTCATGTATTTCGGGGATCCCGATGGCCGGTTTCGCCGGGCGTTCTGGAAGCCGCTGGACCAGCCAAGCAACGTGCCGCGCAATCGCCCGGCGGGGGTGCAGGACTGGGGGCAGTGGCGGCTCTATGATGGATGCGCCAGCCAGTATCGCCAGTGGTTCTCTACGGTCGAGCACTGGCCCTGGCACAATCTGTACCCGCTCTCGACCACGATCGGTCCGTTCCCGCTGCCGAGACCGCGCTAGAGCACGGCCAGGACGGCAATGGTCAGAAGCGACCAAAGGACGGCGTTGCGGCGTATGTAAGCTGGCGCTGTCATGGGGTGGTAACGCGCAAGGCAGCATAAGGATGCCGAGCCCCGCGCGGCCATGGTGCCGCCGGATGTGCGGCGTTGCCGCTCTTGTTCGAGAGCCATTGCGCCATTGCCGCCGCTGTTTCGCTGGCAGGTTTATATCTGGATAATGGTCGCGCGCAGTTTTCTGCACCCTCCCCTGCCGATCCGGCAGCGGCCTTGCGCTGGGCGACCCGGCGCTTGATCCAATCGGCCCACCGCCGGCATGCGATCCGCACCACGTTGGTCAAGGAGGGCCGCCCGGCGCGACGCCGCTCGGCAACCGTGATCCATCCCATCCGCTGGGCCTGGCGCATGGCGCTCTGGGCGAGCCGGTGGCACACGCCGGCCTTGGCCGCAATTGCGGCAATCGGCAGCGCGCAGCGGCCGGTCGTGATCAGCGCCTCGGCGATCACCGCCAGCACCGCGCTGGCGCCCATCGTCAACTCGCCCTCGGCCGCCATCGCGCCTGGCAGGTAACCGGCCAGAGCCATGCGGCGCCGGCGTGCCTGCGAGGCGACCCGGTCAGGCGACCGTGGGCGATGGCGGCCCGTCGAGAATACCCGCGCGGTTCCTTTCGAGGTCCGCTGTGGAAGTCCGCCCGCGACCGGTGCAAAGCGCCGCACCCGCCGGGCGTCGATCGCGGCCAAGAGCCGCGCGGCCGCATCGTCGGCAATCTCTCCCCTCCCCCAGATCATCGTGATGTCGCGATAGAGCCCGGGCAGCGCGCCCGGTTCGGCCGCGGCAATGGCGTCATGCAGTCTGTCGATGGTCGTCATGGCGATCCTCTCGGCCGCCCGGATTCCGGTCGAACGCCAGCGCGCGGAAAACCGGCAAGTTTCCCGTTGACTGCATTCGATTGTCGTGAGAGGGTCGCTCTTGAAACTGTGGTGACCCAGCTCACTCATCAAAGCCCTGCAGGCCGGCAAGCCTGCGGGGCTTTTCGTTTATCTAGAACCGGTGCGGCATGGTGTTCCTCGTGATGGCGAGCCGGTTTCGCCCGACTCGCTGATGAACCATTCGGCCTGTCTGGCCGGTGGATGTCAATTCGGCGGCCGGGTGCCGTCGATCCCGGCCCGGCGCATCAGCTCGGCCAGCCCTTCCGGGTAGCTGTAGCGTTCGCGCTTGCACCAGGTGATGAAGCGGTTCGCGACGCTGACCGTCGGCCGCATCGACAGCGGCGTCGTCGGTTCCTTCGACCGCTCTTGCTTGTAGATCCGTTCCAAGGGTTCGCGGCTGACGAAGCCGGCGCGTTCGCCCGCCTGGTCGATGGCGGCGTCGCTCGGCGTTGCGCCCGGCTGGTCGGGCTGGATGTCGGAGAAGTTGAAGCGTTTCTCGGGCTTGCTCATGCTGCGGCCTCCTGGGCGGGTGTGAAGATCTGCAGAACATCGCCGGCGAAGGCGGCGGCGTTTTCGCGGGCGCCGACGAGGCCGTTGACGCTCGCCGGATCCAGCTCGTCGAGGGCGAGCCGGTAATAGAACATCGCCTTGAAGGCGGACCGCTCATGGAGCGCGGTGGCGATCGTCGGCACGCCGCTGTCGCGCAGCTCGGCCATGATGGCGCGCTCGAGGCGGGTGGCGATCTGCGGCGAGGTGCGGGTGAAGGCGACCCGAAACGGGATGTCCCGTTCGAAGCTCTGTTCTTCCTCGCGCACCAGCTGGATCGCCTTGGCGGCCATCTCGGCGTCGGTGGCGCTGGCCTGGATCGGGATGATGACCAGCTGGGCCCGGCTCAAGGCGCGCGAGGTCAGCCGCGAGGCGGTGCCTTCCAGGTCGACGATAACGAATTGCCGCCGGGTGCGCTCATCGTCGAGGCGCGTCAGGATGGTGCTCTCGGTGATGTCGCCGATGACCTCGAGCGGGTTCGCGCTGGCGCCGCTGCGCCATGCGGCGATCGGTCGGTTCGGGTCGCAATCGAGCACCGTGACGGTGGCGCCCTCGGCGGCGAGGGTGGTCGCCAGCACCAGCGCGGTGGTGCTTTTTCCGGCGCCGCCTTTGGGGTTCGCAATGGCTATGACGGGCATGGGCATTCCCTTTCTCGGCTGTGGCGGCCGCCGGTGGGCGGCTGGTGGCAGCGCGCGGCTGCATGAGGCTACGCTAGACCGCGGGGGCTTTCCGAAAGCTTAAAGTGCAAGCGCCTGCATGCGCAAAGCTGCATCTGCATCATCTGTAATGCAGGCGCGTGCGCAAGCCACAATCTGCATGCGCGGTAATGCAGGCGCCGGCGGTGCCGATCGCGCACCATTGCGCGCCGGCCTTGTGCGAAGCTTGCGGGCGAGGGCTGCAGCCGGCGCGCCTTATCGCGAACGCGGGGGGCAACGCCCGGCCATCGCGCCGGGCTTTTCGTGCGCCGTCTTCGCGCTTGCGGGAAAGTATAGCCGCCTCCGATCGTCGTGCTTGGCGGTCGGGTTAGACTGTGCCCGCGAAGGTCTGCGGGCCGGGCTCGGCGATGCCGGCCACGGTGACTTCGCGCGATCTTGCGGTTGCTGTCGAAAATGGTTCCATAATGGCTGTTACGGCACTTAGCCGGGTTATTGGTCTCGCGCGCGCGAGGGGGCGATGCTGCGGCTGCGAAGGGTCAGCCGCGCGGGACGTTCGCCTGCACCCGGGCGTGGACGTTGCGGCTGCCGCAGCCTGCGCATTTGATCGCCGGCTTCCACTGGATGAACACCTGGTCCCGGCCCCATCGCGCGATCGCATCGGCCAGGCCGAGGTCGAGCCTCCGGTTGCAGTCGTCGCAATACCAGACGAGGCCCATGCCGTTGTCGGCGAGCTTGCCGAGGGTGTCGATTTCGCCAGGGTCGAGCGACGGGGTGTTCTGTTCTGCCATGTCGGCCTCGACCCTGGATCGCTTATTGCCGCCGGCTGGCAGCGGCGCCGGTCGCCTCGACCGCTTCGCGGGCGCTGGCAAGGGTCTGGGCGCTCTTGGCCATGCGGTCGCGCAGGGTGGCCGCATCCATATTCGCTTCCAAGCCGATCATCGCGGCGGCGTCAATAAGAAGCGCGGCGGCGTCGGCTGGTCTGCGCTCGAGTTCCATGGCGGCTTCAGCCAGGGTGACCATCTTTTCGGGGTGGGTCATGATGTCTCCGGGTTTTCTGGATCAGGCGACCGCGTTGCGGACGAGGGCGACGATCTCGCTCCCATCCGTCTTTCCGGTCGCAAAGTCATAGGTCATCTGCTCGAGTTGCGCGGCGAGGTTCAGGCGGTGCGCGATCCATCTGGCCGCCTCCGGGTCGCGCGCCGTGCAGATGGCGTTTTCCTTCGGCCCCGGGCGCACGAGAAGGGCTTCCGTGCGGCGCTGTTCATTTTTCCATTCGTCGCTCATCCGAGCGTATTTCGGCTGGTCGATGAAGGCTCCTTGCTGCCATGTCCTTATGTTGTTCATGGGTTCCCCCTCCTGCGGGTTAGTTGGACTGGGCGGGGCCGAGCGGATCGTGCTGGCGTGTCCAGTTGATGTTCCAGGATTCCATGACGTGCGGCTGCTGGCCTTCAACGGTGAGAAGTTCATGCATCAGTTCGGCGCAGGCGTATGCCATCGCCGCGGACTGATCTCGGAATGTCAGCATCGTCGAGTTCTGGCCCTTGCCGACCCGCTCATCGATCAAGTCCCATGCGCCTGGTCCGCCGCGCAGCCGGAAGAGCCGGCCATGCTCGCGCGCCGTGATATCCCAATGCCCATAATTCCTGCGGTGGACTGCAAATCCTTCGATCATCGGTGCCTCTCGGGTTAGCTGGACTGGTCGTTGAGAGTCGTGGGCTCATCGTCCCATGGCACCCGTTCGGCGAACGCCTCGGCCGCCTTATCGAGTTCTTTCATGTTCTCGGCCGTCGGGGCTCCGCTGTAGGCCACCTCTCGCGCGGCGATCACTAGGCGGATGACGTCTTTTGACAGTGGCATTGGTGCCTCTCGGGTTAGTTGGATTCGCCGGGCGCGTATGGCTGCGAGGGCAGCGGCGTCCAGTGCGTGTGGTATCCGGGCCACCCGCCGACGTTGAAGCGTGCGGCCGGTGCTTCGCCGCGCTCGGCGTGGGTGTGGCATTCGACCGTGTACCCGAGGTCGAGGGGGCTTCCGACATATGGCGCCTCTCCGAGCCATTCGCCGTCGCGCCAGCACCACCAGAGCACGTCGCCGTCGTCTTCGTGCCAGTCATCAAGCGGGCGCGGGATCCTGGTGGCGTCGCGCGGCGGTTCGGTCATGGGCGTCATGATGGCCTCCTGCATGTGGGTGGGATTAAGCGACCGCCTCGCACCAGCGAGCGCGATAGCCTTCGATGAAGTCGTCGGGGAATTCGGAACGCCAGCCGCACATGCAGTCGAATTGTCCGGCCTTAAACGCTGTGCGTGGCATCCCGAAGCGGCACCGGCCGTCGCCGCAGTAGGGGCTGTAGCCTGGACGTTTCATGAGATTGTTCCGGACGGTGCTGCCGTAATCGATGGGATCGTCGATGTCGCCGGTGGCCATTCCGCTCTGCCTCGTATCCGTCTGAATTGCGGGCTCCTATTATACCATGTATAACAGGTCGCGAGAAGCGGGAGGCCGCGCCGGGGCAGGGAAAAGCGTAGATCAGTGTCCGTAAATTGGGGCTATATCCTTGAGGGCGCCGGGCGCCCGCCGCTGAAATCGCAGCGGACGATCCTCGGCATCGCCAATGTCGACATGAGCGAATACGGCGCGGCCTGGCAGGATCGGTTGCCACCGCGGGCCACTCGGCCGAGGACGGCGCTGCCGGGGCGGGAGCTGCTGTTGAAGGCGATCGCCGCCGGCGACTTCGTTCACGTCGTCGACATGCTCTGCCTCGGCGTGTCAGAGCCGGATGTGGAGTGGTTCGTCGCCGAGCTGCAAGCGCGCGGGGTGACGCTGGTGGTGCATGGCGGCGTCAAGGCGCTCGCGCCCGATGAAGACGCCAGCGAGCTGGTGAAGGAGTTCGGGCAGGCGCGTCATGCGCTGCACATGCGCCGGTACCGGGCGCGGAAATCTTAGAAAGGAGCGGACAATGGCGGTCTATGTCGACGACATGCGGGCGCAATTCGGGCGCATGAAAATGTGCCATATGTTCGCGGACAGCACGGCTGAGTTGGTGGCCATGGCGGACCGGATCGGCGTCGCACGCAAGTGGATCCAGCATGCCGGGACGCCGCGGGAGCATTTCGACGTTGCGATGTCCAAGCGGGCTCTCGCGATCGCCGCTGGCGCCAAGGCGATCACGCGGCGCGAGGTCGGGCAGCTGTTGGCGGATCGCCTCGAGGGCAAGGCGCCGTGTCCTGCGCCCGCGCAGGGCGACCTCCTGACAAGCCGCCCAGGATAGGAAAGGGCGGCTGGCCCTTTCGGATCGCCGCCCTCTCGCATTGCCCATCAGCTGGCGCTATTCGGACGCCTCATTGTCGCTTGCCTGTTCGCAGCTTGCAACGGGTTCCGTCGCCACGAAGACGGCCAATGTGCAGAACGCGGTCGGTTGCGGCGAGATCAGCGCCGAGGTCATCTGCCCGCTTTCCCTCGACCACTCGAGCACGCGCCGGCTGGTGTAGCCGGCAAGGGTGAACCCGACCTGGTCGTGGTCGGGGTTCGGTCCATCACGCATGAGGGCCTCGCGGGGTGGTGGGGCTGGCAGCCATCGGCGCCTGGCGCTCGATCCCGATCGCGGTGCGGCCCTGGCGGGTGATCTTCAGCCGCGGGTGGCGGCCGGAATAGTCGATCCGGGCGTAATGGCGCGCGGTCAGCGCGAGGCCGGTCTGGGCGTCGAGCTTGCCGGCAATGCCCATCCAGCCGCCGGTGACCCGCGCAAGGCCAAGCGGCCGGGCTTTCTCGAGCAGGCGAAGCGCCTTCATCGTGGCCGGATCGTCGGCGGTGGTCACTGCCGCACCTCATCAAAGTATCCGTCTCGCTGCAGAAGGCCGAGGGCGTGCCATGCGCCTTCCTCGGCGGCTATGTCGGCGCCGTCGCTGACCTCGGCCTCTGCGAGCGCGGGCAGAAGGCGGTCGAGGGCGGCCGACAGGTCGCTGGCCTGGCCGATCATCAGGACGTCGCGGTCGGTGAGGATCTTCGCGAAATGGTAGGCGAGCAGCCCGAATTCGGCGACCGGGCGGCCGGGCTTGCGAAACCGCGAGAAGCGGGCGTTGGCGCGGTTCAGGCGCTGGACGATCGCAGCGTGGCGCTCGAGCGTGAGGCCGAAGAACAACTCTGTTCTGACCGCTGCAAGATCCCGCAGCGTCTGGGCGGTCTCCGGTTCGGTCGCGTCGCGGGCGCCATCGCGCACGACGCTGGCGAACAGGTCGACGACGAGCAGGCGCTCTATGCGTCGGCGGTCGGAAAGATGCGCGGTCATGCGGCAAACCTCACGCCGCCGGGCTGGGCGTCATGGATCTGGCCATCAAGGCTGCGCCCAGCGGCGCGCTTTCCGACCTGCCGTACGGTTGCGCCGTCTGGGAACGAATGGTGTGCGCCGCTACCGGCGACCTCGCTGACGGAGGCCCAAGCACCCCATTGCTTGAAGGTGAAGGCGACGCCAGCGTCGGCGCACTGGTCGCGAATGCCGCGAGCCCAATCGGGATGCATCGGCCGGGCGCCGGATCCGCTCTCGCCGCCGGCGACAATCCAGTCGATGCGCGGCCAGTCGATCGGCTCATTCAGGAAATGACCGGGGGTAGTGGTCGGGTAGCGGATGTAGCTCTGCAGCGAATCCACCCAGCCGGATCCCGTGTCGATCGAAGTGAAGTCCACCGGCCCGAGCAGCGGCTCGGCCGAAACCCAGCGCACCGCCGCCGGCGTGTCGAGAAGAACCGGGATGCGCTCATTGGCGCGGGTCTGATCTTCGACAGAGACGCCGAGCCAGACGTTAGGCAGGGGCCATGCCGCGAGTCGTCCGTGCAGTCGGTGACGAATGCCGTTCTGCTCGATCTCGACCACTTCGTCGTGAGCGGTGGTTTCAGGGGGTGATCGTTTCCACCGCCATGATTGATAGGCGATGTAAGCGATCCGATGGTTCGTCGCTTTGTCGGCAAAATACGACCGCATCCGCTCGGGTCGTTTGGTCAGCACCTGGAATGTGTGCTGCGGCGCCAGCGCCATCACAGCGAAAACCTTGTCGAGCATCTCGTCGGTCACGCCCTCGGCGAACAGGTCGCCATGGGCGCAGACGAAAACCATGCGCGGCCGCTTCCAGCGCAGCGGCTGGTCGAGCCACTGGTCATTGAACCGGACTTCGCCAGTCCAGACCGGGCCAGCTTTGCTGTCGCGCGTTAGGCCGGAGCGGGACGGGATGCCGCGCAGCCGGGTGCCTGCTAGGCGCATGGCGTAGCAGTTCGTACATCCGGGCGAGACCACAGAGCAGCCGGTGATGATGTTCCAGGTCGCGTCGGTCCACTCGATCTTGCTGTTATCGGCCATCCTTAGACCTCCGTTTTCTGGAAAGGGCCGCCGGGACGGGCTCCGCGGCAAACGGAAAAGAACCCGTCCCGGCGCGACTGCAGTCGAGGGGGCTGCAGCCGATCGGGTCATCCGGCCATCGCCTCGGCGATCGCGGCCTCGAGGCGGTGCGCGGCCTGCAGCGTTTGCTCGGCCCGGTGGCGGGCGTGCCAGTAGGTGGCGCCAGGCGCGCCGCCGGCTGCAATGCTGCGGTGCTCGGCCGCGCGGGCGGCTTCCAGCGCAATGGTGCGCCGTTCGCGCTCGCGCTTGGCGGCGTCGAGAAGGTCAGCGGGGCGGACGCGAAGCATGGCGCAGCTCCTGTTTGCGGATCACGTTGATGAGCGGGTCGGCATGGCAGGGGGCGCCGCGGCAGACGCAGGCCAGATTGTGGCCGGCGATTTCATGCCAGTCGCGGCGCACAGCCTCGACCACCGCCTGTTCGGCGCGGGTCGGTGCGGTGTAATCGAGGGAGCGGATGGCGGCCTCGACGAGCGTCTCGTATCGGTCGACGCATTCGGCCCGCGTGCCGTCCCGCCCGACCACGTAAGGGTTTCCCCATTTCGTGACGCGGGTGACGACGGCGGCGGGCAGGCCGTTGGCTCGGCGCGATTCCTCGGCCAGCGAGAAACCCTTTGTGCGGGACAACTCGAGCCGAACCGGGCGAGGGCTGTCCTGGTGCGCCATCAGCCGCCTCCTGTCGCGGAGACCCGCATCGGCATGAGGACGACGAGGCGATCCTCGTCTGCCGGATCGGTGAGCACCGCCGGCGCGCCCGGGTCGGCCATCGCCAGTGTCATGCGTTCGCCGGTGAAGGTGCCGAGCGCATCGCGGCAATATCGGCCGTTGAACCCGATGGTCAGATCCTTGTCGGCGGGGAAGCCGCAGGCGATCTCGTCTTCTGCGGATCCGGCCGCGGGGTCTGCGATCGACAGGCGCAGCGTCTCGGCAGCAAACGCGAAATTGACGCCGCGGCCGCGCTCGGAGCTGATCGTCGTCACGCGCTCGATCGCGTCGGCCAGCGCCTCGCGCGGCACGTCGGCGGTGATCGGGTTCGCCTTGGGGATCACCCGCTGATAATCGGGGTATGTCCCGTCGATCAGCTTCGATGCCAGCCGAAGGTCGCCCGCCTCGAGAACGATGCGGCTCTGGTCAATGGCGACCTGGACGGTCTCGCCGGCCTTCGTCGCCTCGGCCATCATGCCGAACAGGCTGACCATCTTGCGCGGCACGATGATGCCGGCGAAATCGGGCAGGTTGTCTCGGGCCATGGCCAGCCGGGACAGGCGGTGGCCGTCGGTTGCTACGGCGACGAGGGCGCCTTCGTGCGGGTGCAGGTAGATGCCATTGAGGTAGTAGCGGGTTTCCTCGCTGGAGATCGCGAAGCTGCAGCAATCGGCAATGCGGGTCAGCGCCGCCGGTGGCAGCGTGAACCGGGCGCTGGCCTCGCCGGCGCTCATGTCGGGGAAATCCTCGACCGGCAGGGCGTGAAGGGTGAATTTCGACCGCCCTGCGCCAAGCGTCACCCGGCCTGCGCCGGTGTCGGCAAACCGGACCTCGCCGGTCGCTTTGCGGAGGATGTCGAATAGCAGCCCGGCGGGCACGGTGGTGCCGCCGGGCGTGTGGACATGGGCGCAGGTCGGCGCCGATGTGGCGGTCGCCCAAAGGTCCAGATCGGTGCCGGTGAGGGTGAGGCGGCCGTCCTGGGCCGCCTCGATCCGAACGTTCCCGAGGATCGGGACGGTGTTCCTTTTCTCGACGACCTTCCGCACCTGCTCGACGAGCGGCCGGAAGGTGTCGCGAGGGACGGTGAAATCGACAGCCATCCGGGTCAGCCGATCCGGGCCCGGTTGTCCATCTCCGGCGTGCCTTCGTAAACCGGCAGCCCGGTCACCGCCGCGACCTCTGTCTTGGCGTGGTCGACCGCCTCGGCGACCAGCCGGTCGACGCGGAACAGGCGGTAGGTCCAGTGGATCGCGCCGTTGCGGACCCGGTAGCGCAGGCGCACCGGCACGGCGATCGGCTCCTGGCCATAGAACAGCGGGATCGAAAGGGCGAAGGCGCCGGGCACCGAGATCGGCTGGCCGTCGCTGCCGCTGTGCTGTTCCTCAAAGACCAGCTTCGTCTCGCCGCTCTGCAGGCGGATGTCCTGTTTGACCTTCGATTCCACATTGATCTGCAGGCCGCGGGCGAGGGCGAAGATCTGGGCCGGGGTGCCGATCGCCGGCAGCTGCAATTCGCGCGCGAAATGCGCTGCCTCGGCCTCGACCAGCGTGGTCATGTCGGGCGCGCGTTCCTCCATGAATTCGGCGAATTCGGCCTGGTCCATCGCCTTGCCGTCATGGCCGGTCCAGACCTGCCATTCGTCGGAGAAGGGGAAATCGTAGCGGATGCGGTGGCGGCCGTTGTCGGCGTCGCCCTCCGGCGTCGAGGCGTGATAGTCGATGATCGTCTGCAGGCTCGGATGCTTCCAGTCGGAATTGGCAAACACGACCGAGTGCTCGGTTTTCTGCCGGTTGGTCAGCGCACAAAGGCTGGCGACGTCGCCGACCTTGGCGGTGCCTTCGCGGCGGTCGGGCCGGGTGCGCCATTGCTCGGCGAGGGCCTTCAGGCTCATCACTTCAGGCTTGTCGCCATGAATGAAGGCCACCGGGATCCGGTCGGGCAGGCCGGGCGCGGGGACGAGGTCGATGCTGGCGGCGGTCACGCCGCTGGCGCGGGCGCCTAGCTCTGCAAGCTTATCGACGGCGTCGCCGTCGAGGCGCAGCGCATCGGTCGAGTTCCAGGTCGTCGGGGCGATGAAGTCGCCGGCGGCGTCTGTGGTGTCGGCTGCCGTCTTGTCGGCCATGGTCGTGATCCTTTCGGGAGGTCGGGAAGGGTGGCGGCGGTTATTCGCCGACGGCGCTCTGGGCGCTGGAAACCGGGCGCGGGCCGGACGGGAACATGTCGTGCTGGCGCGGATGCTCGGTGGACAGCTCGCCGTCTTCGGTGATCCAGAGCAGCGAGGAGCCGTGGCCCTCCTTCGGCCGCTTGGACGACAGCGCCGGCGTGATCTGGGCCATGCCGTTCTCGACCTTGATGTCGAGCTTGAGCGTGACGTGACCGGTCGCCTTGCCGCGGGGCCCGGCGGTTTCGTTGAGCGCGGCGATCGTCTCGGTCAGTTCGCGGCGATAGGCGTCGGCAAACTCGCCATTTTCGAGCAGGCCGATCAAAGCCTGCGGTTCGCGGATGATCTTCATCGGGGTTCCTTCGGTTCAGGCGGTGGCGGTGAAGGTGCGGCCCGCGTCATGCGCGCCGCGGGGGCAGAGGCGGTCGAGCGCCTGGCAGAAGCGCTCGGCGGCGACGGGCGCCGGCCAGCTGCGGATCTGGCCGCGGCGCTGGGGCAGCGGCTTCCAGGTGCGGTCGTCGATCGCCCATGGTTTCGGGCGGCGCAGCATCAGATGCATGCGCTCGGTGTAGAGCGCGCGCAGGTCGTATTCGGCGATCTCGGCCCGGCGCTCGACGAAGCGCGCATAGTCGTGCCCGGCAGCCTCGAGGATGGCGCGATCCAGGCGTCCGGTGATCGTCTTGACCGCCTGCCGGAAGATGCCGGCGACGTGCTCGGCCGCCTTGACCGTGCCGCCCGCGCGCACGACGCTCGCAGCCATTTCCTCTGCGATCGCTGCCTTGGTCGGGCTGGGAATGTCGCCGAACGGCGTTTCATGGGCGTCATGCAGGAGGCAGAAGGCGGCCAGCTCCGGGTCGCCCGTCTCGTCCTCGACCGCCTCGGCCATCAGCACCGAGTGCTGGGCGACCGAGAAGGTGATGTCGATCGCGCCGCCGAAGCGGCCAATGGTCGAAAGACCGCGGGCGATCTCGCTATAGAGGTGGTGCGGCGCGATGGCGGGTGCGGCATAGTCGAGCGCGCGGCCGGTGCCTGTCTGGGCCCATGCGCCGCTCATTTGTCCGCACCGTCGGTGGACGGCCGGTACATGGTGCCGGCCTGCGGTGCGAAGTCGGCCAGGGCAATGGCGCCGAGCGTATAGGCGGCAGCGATTTCCTGCCGCAGCCTGTCGGCCGGGGTGTCCTGGGCATCCTTGATCATGGCGGACAAAGCGCGCAGCCGCGCCTCGGCGGCCGCAAAGCCTGCGGCGAAATCGGCGGCGCTCATGGGCGCCTCCGGCCTGCGGCCAAAGCACGGGCAGCGTCGCCATGGGCGGCCAGTTCGTTTTGCAGCCATCCGCGGCGCAGCAGGTCGATCTCGGTGCAGCCGCCGTCGCTGGCAGCAATCTCGCGCATGTCTGCCGCCATGCTCTCGGCGGGGCTGCGCAGCGCCTTCGAGGCGCCCGGAGTAGCGCGGCGCGGTGTGGTCGAGCGCGGCTCGAACGCGATCATCGGCCCGCCTCCATCAAGAGGACGGCCATGCCGACGCAGGCCAAGGCAAAGGCGAGCGCCGCGCCGAGGGCGATCGCGAAGCGCGCCGCCTCCTGCGCCCGGATCCCGCGGTCGCTGCCTGGGAGGAGGGAAAGCGACCGCGGGTCGACGTCCCGGTGGAATGGAGGCACCATCGGGACGATGCAGCCAGCCCCGAGAGGGGGGAGGGCGGCGGCACAGGTGTTCGTTCTGGCGCGCGCTGACTTGCGGCGGCCAATAGACTGATGTGACATGAAGGGCTCCACATGGTGGCCGTTCGGCCGAACATGGGAGTGAGGCTAATGCGGCTTTTTGGCCGCGTCAAGCCAATATGAGGCTTAAAAGCCGCATTTTATCATGGCCATTTGGCCGCAGCGGGGATCGTGATGTTGCGAGTGTTTGTTCGAACGTATGTTGGGCTGGCCGCTCTGGCGCTTGGCATGGCGGCAACGGCCCCGGCGCGCGCTCTCGAGTGCGATGAATTCATCGCGGCGCTGACCTCATCGGGTCAACTGCGACCTAATCAGGTGAGGCCGGCGCAAGATATGCCGGCGGGCAATTATGAGTTCGAAGGCGTGCCGCAGATCAAAGGCGGTATGCGATGCACAAACGGAAATCTGGAAACAGTAGGGGCGACCGCGCTTTCCGGGGAGCCTCGCGTTATGCAGGCATGGACATTGCTGATGTCTCTATCGCTGGGCACGTTGGCGCCAACGCAATACGATGCGCGCAGGGTCGCGGCCGCCATCAGCGACGCCAAGATGGACGCAGAACGGAACCGTAAGTCGCTCGGAATAGCGACGGGATCCGGGCACAGTCAATTCGCGAGCTGGTATCTGTCGGTCGTCATAATCCCGAATGTCGGGCTGCAGTTTGAGATCGCTGCAGACTAGACGCTGAATAGTTCGTTGACCGTCAGGACGCGGTGGATCGACTGTACGTACCGCATCTCGAATTCGACTTCGCTGGAAACCGGGTGAAGCTTGCCGAGCACCAGTCTGTCTCCAGTGCGCCGGACCAAGTCCCCAATATAGGCTTCGAAGGCGTCGGCCTCGCTGTACTTTGCTTGGACAATGACGCTGTCGCCGATCCGCGGCCTGCGATGTGGGTGGATAAACCGCAACTCGCCATCCGAGTGTTTCGGATGCATCGACATACCTTCTACGTAGATGGCGTAGGCGTCGGCTACGCCTGAAAGTGCTGGCGGCCTGCGAACATACTCGATAACCCGTGCCTCCATTTCAAAGCCGCCACGCCCCTCAATCTCCATAGACCCGGCAGCTGTGCCGAACACCGGGAGGTCTGGCGCCATTGCACTCTGCATCTTGGCGAGCGAGAGAGCGGCCTGGGGGACGGCAACGGCCATCGGCTCAAGGGCTTCTACTGCCTTCTCGGCGGCTGGCGCGTCGACTGTGGGCTGGGCGTATTTGCCGCCTTCGCCGCTCTGCAGCCAGTTGATCGTTGTGCCTAGCTCCTGCGCCAGGCGACGCAGATTTGCGGCCCGGGGCGATGCTCCCGAGCGACGCTCAAGATTGCGGATAAAGTCCGCGCCTAATCCCGCCGCAATCGCTGCGCCTCGGCGTGTCTTCCTCTGCTCAGCCAGCAGTTCGTCGATGCGTTCAATCATGGTTTGGCTCATTTGCGGATTATAAGCCGCGTCAAAATTCAAGTCCTGCGGCTTCTTGGCCGTTGACAGCGCGGTCAATAGGCCGCAAATCTGCGGTCATGACCCAAGAACCTCTTTCGCTACGGCGGCAGCTCGTCGTCACTTCCGAAGCATATTGCCAAGGAAGGGGCATAGCCCTTGGAACCTTGTCGGCACGGTTGCTCAATCGCGGCTCGCGGCTGGCAACAATCCGGGACGAGCGTGCCGACCTCACGACCGGCAGCTTCGAGGCTGCCATGGCGTGGTTCTCTGCGAATTGGCCGGAGGATGTCGCGTGGCCGAGCGGAGTGATCCGGCCTGCGGTCGATCCGGCTCTCGTTGGCGAGAAGGGGAAGGGGGATCGTGCTGCTTGTGAACATGATGGCAAGAATGGGGCAGAAGCTTCGGCCAGTCACGTAAACCCGTCCGCTGACGGTTCACACGTCGTGGCGGAGGTTGCCCGATGACCCGGCCGACCACGGACGAGATCCGTCGGCATTTGAAGCTGGCGACGAAGTCGGCGTTGTACGCAGCCGGTGGAGCTGCCGGTATTGTCGCCCAGAAGATGACCCGGGTAGGCGAGGCGGCGCTGTCCTTCTATGCCAGCTTGGGCGACGACCACTGCCATCGGTCTGTCCCTCTGGATGTCGCGCTCGACCTCGACTTCGTTGCTGGCGAGCCGATCCACGCCCGCGCCCTTGCCAATGCGCAGGGCTATCGGCTGGTGCCGATGTTCGAAGAGAAGCCGAGCGGCCAGTTCGCTCTGGCCGACGTGGCGCGTATTGCCCATGACTATGGCGAGGTGCAGGCGTGCTGCTTCGAGGCGCTGGAAGACGGCGCGATCGACGTGGCAGAGCGTCTGGCCATCCTGGAGCGACTGTCCGATCTGGACCGTTGCACCGCGCAGATGCGCGCTAAGCTGCAGGCGTCTTGCTGATGGCGCCGGGCCGCGATCCCGAGACCGAGGCGTTCGTCGACGAGGCGCGCCGGGTCGATATCATGACCGCCTTTGCCAAGGGCGGCGGCTCGGTATCGGCGCTGCGGCGGCAGGGCCGCGAGATGGTCTGCCCATGCCCGGTGCATGGCGGGCGCCGGGATAAGTTGAACATCCATGAGACCGACGGGGTGTTCTTCTGTCGCGGCGAAGATGGCGGCGGTGACGCCATCGCGCTTTATCAGCATCTGACCGGCGCCGACTTCCTGGATGCTTGCGAGGCGCTGACCGGTCGCGATCGCCCGCGAAGCGATCCGAGCCGTTCTCCTGAAGAGGCCGCCCGGCGTCGCCGCGAGGCCGAGGACCGGATTGCAGCCCAGCGGGTCGAGGCCGATCGCCAAGCCGCCCGCGCGGCCGAGCGCGAGAACCGGTTCCGGCTCGACGAGTGGGCCCGTTGCGTCGGCGATTGGAACGAGGCCGTGCCCATTCCTGGCACGCCGGCGGCAGACTATCTGGCCGCGCGCAATGTTGCGGCGCCCGAGGCGGCGTATGTCCGCTGCCATCCGGCTCTCGGCTACTTCCACGACCGAAAGCGCATCCATGTCGGGCCAGCCATGCTGGTGTTGTTCGTCCGCCCGGGCGCATCCGGCTGGGAGCCGATCGGGCTGCACCGCACATGGGTGGCGCCCGACAATGCGCCGAAGTTCCGGCCCGAGATCGTCGACCCGGCGTCAGGCGAGGTTCTGGTGTCGAAGAAGATGCGCGGATCGAAGGCCGGCGGGCTCCTGCCGCTGGCGGGGCGCTATTCCACCGCTCGCCGGTTTGTCGGGGGTGAGGGGATCGAGACCGGTCTCGGCTGGGCGGCGCGCGAGGGGTTCCGGTCCGACACCTTCTATTTCGCTGCCGGCGATCTCGGCAATCTCGCGGGGCGCGCGGCCAAGGGGTCGCGGGTGCGCGACACGACCAGGCGCAAGATCGACAGGAACGGTCGCCGCGTCGCGGTGTTCGTTCCAGGCGACGAGCCGGATCTCGAAAGCCCGGCGGTGCCGATCCCGGACCATTGCGAGGAGCTGGTGCTCCTGGGCGACGGCGACTCCGATCCGGTCTTTACCCGCTTCGCCATGAAGCGAGCGCAGCGCCGGCATGCGCGCGAGGGGCGCGTCATTCATGTGGAGATCGCGCCGCCGGGCACCGATTGGGCCGAAATTGCCGCCTATGAGGCGGCCGAGCGCGCCGCGGCGGTAGCGTGATGGGGGCCGTTTCGGCTCATGGCCTGTTTCGCGCCATGCGCGGCGGTGGCGTCGCGCAGGCAGTCGAGAAGCCAGTCGAGCCCCTGCCGCTGTTTGGGGCGCTGCCGCTGCAGGCTCGACCGGGTTCTCGCCAAGGTGGAAGGGGCGGTGAGCCGCTGCCGCTGTTTGGCGCCGTCCCGGCTTCGGCAAAGGTTCGGGCGCCGGCCAAGGCGCGCTTGCGCGAGAAGGACGACTTCTACCCGACGACGCCACCCGAGCCGCTGCCGGCGCTGGTCTCGCGCGAGGGTGATCGTCTGCGGGACTTCCCAGCGATCTGGGAGCCGGCGGCAGGCGATGGCGCCCTGGTCCGCCAGCTCTGCGGCTGGGGTTTCGACGTCGTCGCGTCCGACCTGGTCGACCGCGGTTGCGGCGCGCGGCTCGCATCCTTCTACGATTTCGACGCGGCGCCGGCACCGGCGATCGTGACCAATCCGCCTTTCCAGGAGTGCAATTGGCGCGACGGCCGCGGCCGCTGGATCCGGCACGCGATCGAGGTGCTCGGCGTCGAGTATATGGCGCTGCTGTTGAGCTGGAGCTGGCCCGGCGCCGGCGGTCTCGCCGGGGTCTGGGCGGATTGCCCGCCAGCGCGCGTCTACCTGATGCGGTGGAAGATCGATTTTACCGGCGAAGGCTCGCCGCCGCAGCTTAACGCCTGGTTCGTCTGGGACCGAGCGCATCGCGGCGATGCGCTCCTGCGCATGCTCGATCGCGGCGACGGCCTGCAGTCCAATCTACTAGAGGTGACGCCATGAGCGATCTGGAGGCGGCTGAAAGGCCGCCGGTGCCGGATGTGATCGTCGTGCCGCGGAAGCCGGCGATCCGGGCAATCCGGGCCGCCGCGGCCGCGTTCGGTGTCGAGCCGGCCAAGCTGATCGGCCATCGCCGCTGGCGAAAGGCGGTCTACCCGCGGCAGATCGCCATGGGGATGCTGCGGATGACGCCGTATGTCGATGGCAGCCAGCGGCCCTTCGCCGCTGTCGGCCGCGAGTTCGGCGGCCGCGACCATACGACGGTTCTCTATGCGGCGCGTCGCTATGCCCGCTGGTGCGAGGAGGCCGGGCTCGACCCGGTGCCGGTCGATTTCGACGTCTCGGCCAGGATCCTTGCAAGGCATCTCGGAGTGGTCCCGCCCGCCGATGTGACGTCCGAGGCGCTCGCCGCCCACTTCTCACCATCCCAACCAGACGACGGAGCTGCGCCTATGCCAGAGACGATTCCGCCCGCGCAAGCCGTGGCCGAGACGCCCGCGCCAAAGCCCAGACCCGTTCTCGAGCCGTTGCTGGGCGAACCGGAGCTAGGCGCCTTTCGCATCGCGCTGGAGGATTGGCTCGATCTGCCGGCGGCCATGCAGACCGACGGGGCGCTCCTGGCGGTCGAGCACGCGGGGTCGATCGAGGCGGCCAGCGAAGTGACCGGGCTGCCGCAGGACGTGCTGGCGCGATGTTTCGGGCTTCGCGCGCAGCCCCATGATCTGCCGCGCATCGTCGAGTCGAAATGGACGCCAGCTGATGAGCCGGCGCCGCGCGACAGCTATGCGCCCGCGCCGCCTTCGGCCTGCGATGCGGGCCTTCTGGCCTTCGCCCAGATCCATCTGGCCGCCGGCGCCGCGCTGCATGTTCCCGATGCCTATGCCACCTATCGCGCGTTCTGTGCGGGTCGGCACGCTGCGGTCATGCCGCGGGCGTCGTTTGGTGCGGCGCTCCTGGAGATGGCGCGTCGCCATGGCGGCAGCCGCTCCGGTGAGACCATCTCCGGCCTGGTCTTGCGCGAGGGTCGCAAGGCGCCCGCAAGCGAGGCGGTGCCGGTGCGGGTGAAGTCGGGCGCGAAGCCGGTGCGAGCCCCGTTGACCCTTGGCATCGCGGCCGTGCGCCGGGCGGGTCGCCGCGTGATCGAGATCGGCCTCGACGGTTCGCGGCACGAACAATGGACGCAGTCGTGATGGGCCAGAAGTTGAAGGGCGACGCCTCATTGCTGGCGATCTGCGCTGCCGAGCCGGAGACCGATATCGGCAACGCGCGGCGGTTTCTGCATCGGTTCGGCAAGCAGGTTCTGCACGTCGCCCGTATCGGCTGGCATGGCTATGACGACCGGCGCTGGCGCGAAGATGACGACGGCTCGGTGGTGCGGCCGCTGGCCCACAAGGCGGCCGAGGCGATCGTCTTTGAATGCGAGGAGATCATTTTCTCCGACGCCGAGGCGGAAATCTTCGACGCGGGCGAGACCGCAGCCGAGGAGTTGAAGCGGCGTGATCGCCCGGACCCGAAGGCGCCCAACGCCGCCGCCCTGCGCCGCGACATTGCGAAGCTCGAGGCGGCCGTCGCCGAGCGCGACCGGGTCGTGGACAAGCTGGACGGCCGCCGGTCGTCTCGCGCCCGGCATGCGAAATCGACCGCCGGCTCGACCAAGTTGAACAACATGCTCCTGGAGGCCGCGCCCTATCGGGCGGCGACCGTGGACGTGCTCAATCCCGACCGTCTGGCGCTCAATTGTTTCAACGGCACATTGCGTTTCGTCCCGATCGATATCGAAGGCGCCGAGCCGGGCGAGCCGCGGGTGCGATGGGTGGCGCGCCTCGACGCGCATTGCCGCGAGGACATGATTTCCAAGCTGGTCGCGACGGATGTGCCGGGCGCGCAGGTCGGCGCCGCGATCGACGATGCTGGAGTGTTTGAGCGCCTGGCGCGGGAGCGGGCGCCGGAGTTCTTCCGGTTCTTAAACAAGGTGCAGCCGGATTCCGACATTCGCGGCTACCTGCAGCGGCTGTCAGGCTACATGCTGACGGGCCTCACGTCCGAGCAGATGATCGCGTTCTTCTATGGGATCGGTGCGAACGGCAAATCGACATTCACCGACCTGGTCGGCCGGGTGCTCGCTGATTATGCCGTGACGCTGTCGATCGACAGTTTCGCCGGCGACACCCGCAAGGGCGGCGGCGACGCGACGCCGGATCTGGCGCGCCTCCTGGGCGCCCGGGCCTGCTTTGCGTCCGAGGGCGACGAGGGCGTGAAGATCCGCGAGGGCCTCGTCAAGCTTTTGACCGGCGGTGACAAGCTGGCGGTGCGCCGGCTCCATCAAGACTTCGTCGAGATCGAAATTCAGGCAAAGGTGGTCATCACCGGCAACCACAAGCCGACCATCCGCGGCGACGACGACGGCATCTGGCGGCGCGTGCATCTGGTCGATTGGCCGGTGCAGATCCCGAAGGAGGAGCGCGACCGCAAGCTGCCGGACAAGCTCTGGGCCGAACGCGAGGGCGTGCTCGCCTGGATGATCGCTGGCGCCCTGCAATTCCTCTCGATGGACGGGCTGCACCCGCCGAAGTCCATTCTCGACCTGACCCAAGAGCACCGCGAGGAATCCGACCCGATCGGCGCGTTCCTGCGGGGCGCTTGCGAGATCACCGGCAACCGCGACGACAAGGCAACGCCAGGCGAGCTGTTCGCGGCTTACGAGGCTTTCTGCCGGGCCGAGGGCGCGTTCCCGTTCGGCCAGGCGACCTTCACTCGCCGGTTGCCCGAGCAGGCGCGCAAAAGCTGGACGGCGCCGGATGGGACGCAGGCGATGTTCGCCAAGGTCAAGAACGCCGTCACGCTCTACCGCGGCCTGCGCATCAAGGAGCTTTACGCCAGCGGCGCGCCGGGCGGCGACCCGTACCCGGCAGGTTATGGCGGCCGCGAGTGATGGTCGTCGGCGCCTCCAGACCTCGGCTTGTTTTCGCAGCGATGCCACCGGCGGGCCCGGTGCGCCGTCTCGGCGGGAGGCAAGGCGGGAGGCTAGGGAGGCAAGCGGGGTGCGGCTTATGGCTTGCCTCCCTGTCTTTTCTGCAGCGAATTCAAAGGCTTTGGAAGCTAGGGAGGCTAGGGAGGCAAGCTGCGGGTTTACGTATGACGCGCATGCGCGCGCTTGTCTGGCCTGCGGTCTATCCATCGGATGGATGAGCCGACTGGTTCTATACGTAACGTGAGACTTAGCCTCCCTAGCCTCCCTAGCCTCCCTGCGATCTGAAATAAGCAACGAAACCAGAGGGTTACGAACATGCCTGATAGGGAAGCAACGAATATCACGACGGACACTGCCTCCCTTGCCTCCCTTTTGCAGCGGCGGGATGCTTGGAATGGCCGCAAACGCTCGGTTTTGATCGACGATCTCTTGATCTGGGCGTTCCGGGTGGAGCTGCCGAAGGCGGATCGGCAGTCCGCTGTCGGTGGCCCGGTGGCGATGGGCTCGGACACGCTGGCGATGCTGCGCCTTCTGGGGACGCGGGTGCAGCTGTCCGGCTGGACGGGGGAAAGTTCGCTCGGCCGGGTCGACGACGGCGAACCGCCGGATCCCGACGCGGTTCGCATTGGTCGGGCGGTGTCGGCGCTGGACGGGCTGGAGATCGGCCTCGACGGGGTCGGCCTTCTCGACGACGCCGCCTTCGATGCGTTGACCGGCGATGAGCGCGCCGCGGCGCATGCCGCGGGCCGGGAGCGGGCGCTCGACAAGGCGGGCCGGTTGCGCTCATCGCTGTCAGCCTTCGTCATCACCGGAGCTGTGCTCGGTCGGGCGCGTCCGGTGCGGGTCGTCGAGCCAATCAAGCGGATGCCGGTGGAGACCAATGGGCAACCGCTCTGGTTTCGTCGCATCGAGCGCGCGGATGGCCCGGGGCGCCCGGCGCTGCAGGTCGAGGTGGACGGGTTCGATCATCGTCGCCGGCGGCCGCATGCCGACGCCTATCGCAAGTTTCGACTGGAGCCGGACCCGACGCCGGTGGTGGCCGAGCGCATCGAGTATCAGGCGTGGCGGTTCGCTCTGGATTGGCTCTGCACCGAATTGTCGGGCGCGCTCGAGCGGTTCGAGCCGGTGGCGAATGCCGTGCCTTGGTGGCCCTGGGAGCCGGGCGCTGACCTTCCGGCCGAGTCGAGAATGTCAGATTCTGAAAAATTAGTTCCCAGCGCCGCTTGACGTGCGACGGAAATTTGGCGATACCCAGCGACAGATGAAAAGCTTCTGAAAAACGCCTCGGCTCACCGCCGGGGCGTTTTGCGTTGGAGGTCGCTGTGGCGCTGGTGGTTCGCTGGCAGGATGCATCCGGTCTGCGCCGGCTGTCGGCGGCGATGCGCAAGCTCTCGCCGGGCGCGTTCGACAAGGGCGCCAGCCGGGCGTTGAACCATACCGGGCGCAAGGCGCGGACCCAGGTCCGCCGGGCGCTGACGAAGCAGACCGGCATGAATCGCGATGTCATCGTTCGGGCTGTGAAAGACACGCCATCGAACCCGGCCACGCTGCGCTTCCTGTTGGAGGCGACCGGCGGCGACGTCGCGCTCAAATATTTCGGAGCGCGGGAAACCCGCCGAGGCGTCTCGGCGGCGCCGTTCGGCAAGCGCCAGGTATTCGAAGGCACGTTTGTGAAGGGCGGTCGGTTTCCTGACCGTGAGGTCATCCGCAAGTATGGCGGCAACGTCATGAAGCGGGTCGGCGGCGGACGGCATCCGGTCAAGGTGCAAAAGTCCGGCGTCGTGATCCCGGCCGAGATGGTCAAGGGCGAAACGGCGTCGGCGTTCAACTCGACCGTTGCCCGCGAGCTGCCGCCGCGCATCGCCCATGAGATCCGGCGCCTGACGAAGGGCGCCCTCTCCTAGCCCGACTGTGGCCGCAGGGAGACGTGGCAATCGGGAGACGTGTTGCAGATCGGTCGCACAGACCCCCACCCCCTGTTTAGGGACCGTGTCCCGGGCCGCCGGGGGGTCGGCGCGCCGAGCCCCCGAAACCTCGCCAGTTATACGCCCTGAAAACAAGGTTGACCGGGTTGACCGGGTTGACCTTCTGGAGTTGACGCCTTGTCGAATTCGTCCGCTGAAACCGCAGCCGAGCCGGAAGCCGTAGAGGCTTTCCGCGCCGGGCTTTGCTTGCTCGAGGAGCTGGTCCCGTATGACCGGAACGCTCGCAAGCACTCGGCGGCGCAGGTCGATAAGATCGTGGCGTCAATCCGTGAGTTCGGGTTCACCAATCCGCTCCTGGTCGACGTCGCGGCCGGGAAGGGGATCGTTGCCGGGCACGGCCGCCGCATGGCGGTCCGCAAGATGTTCAAGGCAGGCGAGCCCATCCGCACGCCGGGCGGCCGCGAGCTGCCGAAGGGCATGGTCCCGTTCATCGACTGCAGCGGCTGGTCGGACGCCCAGCGTCGGGCCTATGTCATCGCCGATAATCGCCTGGCCGAAGACGCGACCTGGGACGAGGAATTGCTCGCCGAAGAGTTGGCCGCTCTCGACAAGGAGGGCGCGCTCGATCTCGCCGTGACCGGTTTCGAGATGGGTGAGCTGGACAAGATCCTCGGCCGCTTGCAGCGCGGCGGCTCCACCGAGGGCGAGGACGATGTTCCCGAGGCGCCGGTGGTGCCGATCTCGCAAGCTGGCGATCTGTGGCTCATGGGGCCGCACCGCTTGGTCTGCGGCGACTCCACGTCGGCGGCCTCGGTGTCGCGGCTGTTGAACGGCGTTGTGCCGCTGTTGATGGTCACCGACCCGCCCTATGGCGTGAAGTACGATCCGAAGTGGCGCACCGAGGCCGGTTACGGCTCGGCCGGGCAGGCGAACGGTGTGGTGCAGAACGACGACCGCGCCGACTGGCGTGAAGCCTGGGCGCTGTTCCCGGGCGATGTCGCCTATGTCTGGCACGGCGCGCTGCATGCCGGCGTCGTCGAGGCCAGTCTGAAAGCGGCCGGGTTCGAGACGCGCTCGCAGATCATCTGGGTGAAGCAGCGGCCGGTGTTCTCGCGTGGTCACTACCACTGGCAGCACGAACCCGCGCTCTATGCCGAGCGCACCGGCGAGGGCGACCATGGCGCCGAAATCGTCCACGACCATGAGCTGGGCGCCTATGTCGTTCGGGTCGGACGCACCGGCCATTGGAACGGCGATCGCCGCCAGTCCACGGTCTGGTCGATCGACCATATGAAGAACGACACCGGGCACGGAACGCAGAAGCCGGTGGAGTGCATGCGTCGCCCGATCGTCAATAATTCGTCGCCGGGACAGGTGGTCTACGACCCGTTCCTGGGCTCCGGCACCACGCTGATCGCCGCCGAGACCGAAGGCCGCGCCTGCTACGGCTCGGAGCTGTGGCCGGCTTATGTCGATGTCATCGTTCGGCGGTGGCAGGAGTTTACCGGCCTCGAGGCGACGCTGGACGGCGATGGCCGGACCTTCGCCGCGATCGCCGCCGAGCGCACCGCCGCTGCCGAGGCGGCCTGAAGGGCTAAGCC